TGCCCCTGCTTGTTGTTCATCCCTGCTTTGTTGCTGCATCGTTTCTCCTGCTTTGTTCACTTAAACCCATACCATGCGACTAGAAAAATACGTCTTCTTCCATGAACACGCTTTGCGTAATGCCTGTAGGCGCAGGAGACTGCCTTTGCTATTCCCCAAGCACGTTTTCATACTTTACACCATCAAGCATTTATCCGGTTGTAATCAGTCCGCAATCCTGCGCCACGCTGAGGGTTGCCATTATCAGATTTCTCATCCATCCATATCTCGCTATACAAACGACCTCATGCATTATGGTCTTGTTTCTGTCTCTGATGGTCTCTATTCACTCTCTCCGGATGGCAGACAATTCCTATCTGAAGTACGCCGTTATCTTGTAAACTTACGCTCCCGAGCCGCTCCAATTTAGGGTCAAATGCGGATAACTTTTTAACTATTTTTTACTATTTGCGAAAACGTTTTCGTCTTACTCCTGCAAGGGTTTCAGGGGATTGAACCCCCTTGCGCCAAAAAATTTATTTGGCTTGTGTTATCCACATGGTGTAAGTTTGCATCATCAATCACGGCACACCCTACCTCACTAAGTAGCTTAGTCCCTGCCAAGTTCTTTGTTTATCGGCGCGAAAGCGACTAGATTGTTAACCGACCGCAGGACGTCGGCACTGCTCGACAATGGGACATACCCATCAATGCACTGAGCAACCCACAATCGGAGAGTCAACATAGCAGAAATGCACTGACATCCACCATGCCTAGGCACTCTAGAAGCAAGTAACCCATCCATCGCCACCGGATTCTGATTTATCGTTCCGGTGTCCAATGTTAGCCGGTTTCTACCGGTCAAAGCGTAGTCGTGAGGCAAGTGGATGAGTTGGTGTATACCGGTACAATGCCGGTACTGATGAGGGGCAGTTACCCCGAAACACCAAAAATTATTGTCATGAAAATTTATGCAGAACTATCACGAATAGCGAATGCCAACGGCGGTCTGACCCATTCCTTCAAAGGCGAATCACCAAAGCGTTATGTGGTAGCCATTGACCGCGAACAAAAATTACCCTATGTTGAAGAGCGCGGCGTTTGTGGTTATGTTAACCGAAACCAAGACCTGCTTCGCAAAGATGGTCACTTTTTTGGATTGTGGTTTTCAGATGGCGTTTGGTATGCTGATGTAAGCATTTCAACCGATGATTTCGAAGAGGCTTTCCGGATAGGAAAGGAATACAATCAACTAGCCATTTGGGATAATGAGACTAGTTCTTCTATCGTTTTATAACCCCCCGAACTGCTCCACTTTCAGAAGTGATTCCGGCTCGTTACCGGAGGCAGTCCTAAATTTATACACCATGAACTATCAAACAATCAAACGACTCCAAAAGGAGTACGGCTATCAGGCTATGCAAATGCTTATCGACAATGGTTCGGTATGGCGCATGGAAGGTAGCATGGGCAGGGAGGCAATGAGAATGCTAGAAACCGGCGCTTGTATGCTTCCTACAAAGTCTTACCGAGATTATTACGGAAACCGGATTCCTGCTAGAACTGACCTTGAACAAGGCACAAAAGGTACATTTCATAACTCTATTAAATTCTACACATCATGCTAATTGCAATTTTAATTGCCCTGCTGCCATGCAAGGGCATCACCAAGGCAGGAACGCCATGCAAGTCCGTTATTGTTTCTAAGACCGGTTATTGCCGGATTCACAATCCTGATGCTAAGCATTGTCCTCATGTTAAGGACAACAAAAAATGTGCAATGATTACTGATGGGTCTCTATGTAGATTCCATAAGTAATCCCCCGAACTGCCGACCTAAGCGGTCATTCAGATTCGTTATCTGAGCAGTTCCTTAATAAAAACACACACATATGGAAGATTTAATATGGGTCGAATGTGGCTATTGCCATGGCGAACCTGTACCGGAAAAAGACAAAGAGTACTGCGCCTGTCCAACCTGTGACGGAGACGGCGGTTATTACATTCCTAACCAAATTTTACAACATGAAAACGTATGCAGTAGTTAAAAACCCCTATGGAGGGGTTAAGGTATGGCACAAGAATGGTCGTGCCAAGTGGTACACGATTATAAACCACGAAGACCTAGAAACTTATATAGCTAAACTCGTAGCACAAGGCTACACAAAATTTCAACCATGAAGCTAGTTTACTCCCGAACCAAGCGTGTTCGCCGGTCCTTCACTATTGAGGACCAAATCTTTAAAAAGTACATCGCATTGTATGGTTTTAAGGAAGCTAAGATAAAGTTCAAACTGCTCAAATTGAGAATCGAATTAAACCAACCGGTATGAAAGATAAACAACTGCTTCTGATAGTTTTGCTGCTGATAGTGTTTGCCCTTACAATTGCAGGGAATAGTTCACCCGAATGTTGGTAAACACCCCCGAACTGCAATGGTTGTATACCGGTTCGATTCCGGTAGCAGTTCCTCATCAAACCATGATTTATGACTATCGAACTAGACATCCTAGAGCTCATCGACCTCAGAGTTCTATGCAAGGTTAGGCTCATGAAACTACAAGAAACTAACGTGAAAAATGAGGTGCTGAAAGAGATTATTGCAAAGGAGATTGCCAAATTAGAAAACCTTTTAAACAAATTACAATGAAGTATGTACACATTTCCACTTGGAACGGCGCAGACATGGACCTCCACAACTACGCCAAGATAGTTGATATTGATCCAGAATCCTATCTCGATTCGCTCATTGAACCGGAGTTCGAGGTCAACAAAAAAGAGCGGATGCTAGAGTATTTTACCTTGGATGACGATGGCGAAATTATTGACTTTGGTAGGCACACGCTGATTCCATATGAGGGGCATTTTGCGGTGGATATTAGCTGCAATATCAACACGTTTGATATACTGACCAAGGAAGAGTACAAAGTGGCTAGAAAAGGCTTCTATGACGACGGAGAGTACTACCGTAAGGTTATGAAGATATCCTAAGCACCCCCGAACTGCAATGGTTGTACGGACGTTCGATTCGTCCGGCAGTTCCTCAACAAAAACACAACACCATGACAATTTCATTTGCCGGTACTGAATTATCGATTGAAGCCGTAACTATCCGTGACAAGGATAACGTCAGCTCTGTATGGTTATCCCCATATGAAACTGATGGGAATCAGGCTTATCCATGCGAACCTGAGAATGCACAGTTTTTTAGGATACTCAAAAAAGACTTACATGACAGGGTTAGTGTAGTCGCCGACGTATTCGTTTACTGAATTGGATGTAGGGAGGTTCGATTCCTCCCTCAGTACCTCATCAAATCTAGAACCATGAAATTTATCATTACAAGAACCTACGAGACAATCATCGAGGTGGACGCAGAAGACCTCGAGACAGCAGAAAAGCAGTTGGCTGAGATTGATATTTACGTCGTTGAATTAGAGCAGTGCTGTGTTGTTGACGAGACAATCACACACGAATAAACTGAATGGTTGTAAGCAGGGTTCGATTCCCTGCTCAGTTCCTCATCAAAATCATGAACCATGCTTGAAATCATCAAAGAAGCCTACACCGAAGTTGTAGAAGAGTTTAGTATAGAGTTCCGTACCGATAAATACGGCGGCTATTCATTCCCCTGCGACTACAAAGGCAATGTGCTAGAGTTAAACCCATATGCACAAGCCAATTACGAGAAGTGCCTATCCGGAGAGATTGAGGCTAGTGCGCCGTTTGTTAGTAGTTTGGTCAGGCATATCAGACATCCTAGGATATGCAGGTGCGAATGCGGTGACGAGTTGCCAATGGAGTGGGATAGCGAAGGTTTGGTTTACTGCCATTGTGGTAAGACATTCAACACATCAGGTCAGTCTATTCGTCCACGTTCAGAATGGGAAGAAAGATATGATTATTAATTCCCCCGAACTGCGAGGTATGACCGAAGTCGGATCGAAACCGACCGCAGTTCCTTATCAAAACCAAGAACCATGTTTCTATTAATGTTTCCTGATAGGGCGAAAGCCTTAGCTGAATCCTTCGAACACTTTATGGTTGAGTACACGATTACTCCGCACGACAGCAGGTTTGTTAAGGTCGAATTCGAACCTAACGAATCATCACATTTTGCAGCATTTTACGCTGGTACTATTCACTCAAATAAAAACAACACATGACTTTTAAAATCACAGAAAACGAGGGTCGTATTGAGGCTCTTATCGATGGCTCACTTATAGACATCATTGGCGGAATAGGAGCGGCTTGTCTTGAAGACGAGCGAGTTATGGAGATTCTTGAAGCCACCCTGCAATTTGTTAAGAGGTATAAATTTGAAAACACAAATCTGAACTAATGAACGAAAACGCACTCAAAGGTGACAGCACCATCGAAATCAAAGAAACGTATTGCGGACCAATGCATGGAGTAGGCTTCTCCAAGACCGATGGATATATAATGCCAAAGGAGGAATACTATGCAGAACTCCGCAAGAATGGGTACACAATTGAATTCACTGAAAACGGCGTAATATGCTCTATAAAGTAATCGACACCGAAGACGGCTTCGATGTATACACCGAAGACGGAGGCATCGCTAAGGTCAACCTAGACGGCAATCAGTGGGTGACTAGCTACTATCAAGACAGAGTTGGAGACCTGCCTGACATATGGATGGCGATGTCACAAGGACGCGTCTATACCAAGGTGTGGGAAGGTACACCAACAAGGCAGGAGATAGTGCAGGACGCTCTTGAATGGCTGGTTATGTTTGAGGGTGACTTTGAAGAAGGAGAATTTTAAAACCAATATATGACAGCAATTATCATTCAGCAGCAAGGCGAATCTATGCAGACAATTACCATTGTAAAGGACGGCTCAACTCGGATCATCCTAGTTAAGGATGGCAAGATTCTGAGTACCGACCCTAAAGATATCGAAATTTGTAAGGTGTTAGTTTCATAGGTGTTTATCCCCTGACGTTTCTACGTTGGGGGTTTTTTTAAATCGGGGACAGGAATACTGAACACAATTACCATGAGAGGAACAATTGAATATCCCATCAATGGCACACCGCTAGAGATTTTTGTACACGGCGACGTCGTTGGTATATTGCATGACCACGAGGTCTACGTCCACAAGATTATCGCCAAACTGAACAAGACAGAAGTATTCCGGTATGAAGACGGCGAAGAGAAGGGTCTGCTGATGATGACCGATATGTCTGAAGAGATACGGAATTTCATATCAGCGTATTTAGTAGAATTAAAATTTTATTATGAGCAAGTTTAAACAAGTCATGGATTCGATTCAGCAAGGGTTATCGTTTAGCTGGGGGTTCGGGGGTTTTGGAGAACCAAGAGCAACCGACCTCAGAGACTCCTGCTTTGCCAATGAAGAGCAGAAGGTAGCACACCACCTGCAAATATTCATAACTAGGGCGCTCTTCGATAGTGGCAGAACGATAAGTTTTATCAAGGAAGGTGAACAAATAAAAATCTATTACTAATGGAATTTAACGAATGGATGGCGTACATTTACAGAATGAATGGACACCCCGAATTTAAAATCAGAACATATGAGCAGACTTGGAAACATCAAGCTAATATTCCGGACAATCAACGACGGGTTGATGAGGGTGGAAGCATTGCCCCATGCAGAGAGGGTGAGAACATTACAATCGCTAAGGGAAATAAACGAGGAGTTGTGTGATTATGTAATCGATATGGTAAAGTATGTAGAAAAAGAGAAGAATGAAACAAGAAAAGTTCAATGAGTTGATAGCAATGTCTCCGGTCAAATTAGACAAGAGCAGACGGAAAGAAGTCATACACGCCAAGAGCGCCATTATAAACGTAATGAGGCGCTATTACTCAACCACGACGGTTGAGTTGGCTCAGATGCTAGACATTCACCATTCGACGGTGATACACCACACAGATGACCATGCTAGTAGGTACAGGTTTGAGAGTGCATATGCCGACCTCTATGACAGGATGGTAAGGCATATCATAAAGACGGATGGCATCGTGGATAGCAAGAGTATGATTGAATTAATTAGAGAAAATCTAGCGGTAAAATAACCCTTGTGCTTTGTCGCCGTGGCTGGGTAAGATGTAGCTCTACTGCGTTTCGATCCGCGAATAAATCAGTCGATAAGTAGAGCAGGCGGGTGGCAACTATCCAGAAGTTGCAAATACCGAGAGTGGCGGAAGGATAGGGGAGTCACCCTGTCTTGGTAGACGCTATACGTAGATAACAACCATTAATTAATAGGGCGTGTTATCGTGCAGGTTCGAATCCTGCCTCTCGGTCACAGGTTTTTCATGGTTCATAACGCCCGATGTTTCTACATTGGGCTCTTTTTAAAATCACAAACACATTAAGATTATGACACGAGCAGAACAAAAAACAAACAAGGAAAGACAGCTACTAAAGGAACTCATCGATAAGATGTTTGAAATAGCAGGACATGATGTTAAGTTTGAAGATGTAGAAGGTCGTACTGATGAGTGGTATCGACAATACACCATGACTGAGGCCCAAAACAAGGAATGGAGAGAATGGGGAACTAAACACATCAAAAAGAAGAAACGCTATTATTCAAAGATAGCTGCACGTGAAATGGCTTGGCTTGATCTCTATTGTGGACTTAAAATTGAAAACAAATAACATGGAAAAGACCGCAGTTGAATGGTTAGAATGGTTGTTTAAAGAAGGCATACTCAATCAAAAATCTTTTGAAATAGCCAAACAAAAGGAGAAGGAGCAGATAAGAATAGCTTTCACGGATGGTCATTGGGATGGGCAGTTTAAGAAATTAACATCAGAGGAATATTACAATGAGCAATATGGAAAGTAAAGCATGTACTAAATGTAGGGCAGTGAAACCACTCTCTGATTTTTGTGTAAAGACGTACTACAGGGGTGGTTATAACAACTACTGCAAGAGATGTCAGGCTTTGTATGTTAGGAAGACTGTAGACAAGGCACACAAGGAAGGCAAGAAGACCTGTAATACCTGCAATGAGGAGCGTGAGTATAGGTTCTTTTCAAGGAGTAAATCCGGTAAAGATGGTTACGTGGTAAGGTGTAAGCTCTGTCAGGCTGATGCAAAAAAGAAACCCTTGGCGGATATTAATTACGCCGAATTCTATTACCCAATACGATTAGATTGAAAGCTATAATAAAATTCAACAGCGGTAATCTGGCTATACTATGCTCTAAGTGCAAGGCTATAATCAAAACAGGTCATAAGTTTAACAAAGAAGAAGAGGCATTTGCTTTGGGCAAAGGCCACCTGCCTCCACAGTATTGTCGTACTTGTAGTACTAAAGAAGAAGAAAAACTAAACCAATAATATGTATTTACAGGCAGTAACAGTTTGCGTAAACTATTCAGACTTTTTGGCTCAGACAATAGCCAACAACAAGAACATCTTCAATCACTGGCTTATCATAACTACTCCAGATGATAAGAAGACACAAAGGCTTTGTCATCATCACAACGTTGAGTGTTTAACCACCAATGTATTCACGGAGCAGGGAGATCCATTTAACAAAGCCAGAGGTATCAACATTGGTCTTGATTACATGACCAAGCATGATTGGGTATTACATCTTGATGCGGACATTTACTTACCGCCACTTACAAGAGGTATACTAGAAAGGATATCCTTGAACGATAAGAACATCTATGGTATAGACAGGATGATGTGTCCAACCTTTGAAGAATGGAATAAGTATGTTAAGAACCCCGAGCCGTCACATTCTGGATGGGTTTATATACACGGTAATGCATTCCCATTTGGCGTAAGGATTGGCGAGTACATGTCTGAGGGTTACGAGCCTATTGGTTTCTTTCAGCTCTGGAATCCTAACGGTTCGGGGGTAAAGAGGTATCCAGAAACACACGGCGCAGCAGACAGAACCGATGTTCAATTCGCCAAGAAGTGGTCTAGAGCTAACCGCGTACTCATACCAGAGATCATCGGAATACATCTCGACTCAGAGAACAGCACCGTAGAGGAGATGGGTAAGAACTGGAATGGCAGGAGGACAAAAGAGTTTGGCGGATACTAGTAAACGTGTGGATAAAAAACGAAAGAAAAATTTGGTATGTAATATGTAGAGCCATATAAAAAGCGGATCTTTGCATTATGAAATACGACTACGTCAAGGACGTATTAAGATATAATGGGAAGTCATACCCACTATCAGACTACCGAGCGTGGCTGATAAGAAATCATGAATCCCTATGTACAAACCACTTTGTTAAAGCAATCCGCTCCAAGGGGAAGACTGTCTTCACATTTGACTGGCAGTCTATCTTCTTGAGGGCAGAAGAGTATCAATTCCTAAACGATTATATAAATGAAAGCAATTCTTCAAGCTTATGAATAGGTATTATGTATATGCGCATTATAAGTTAGACGGAGATGGTACTATCCCGTTTTATATCGGTAAGGGTAGTAGGAAGAGGTGCAAGTCGAAATGCAGAAGTAAGTATTGGACTGATATTGTTTCTAAGCACGGACTATCTGTAGAAATTCTTAAGGATGGAATGTCAGAGGAAGACGCATTCATCTATGAGATACAGATGATATCATATTATAAATCACTTGGCGGATGCGAGTGTAATTTTACTATAGGCGGAGACGGTGTACGTGTTGATAGGAGGTGGTGGAATGACAAGATTTCACAATCTCTCCAAAACATATTTAGGCCATCTGGTCCAGATAGTAAGTCATACAAAAATGTACTTACTAAGGAGGAGTTGACTCACCTATATGTAGAGAAGGGATTATCATCTGTAGAAATAGCTGAACTAAAAGACCTGTCCCCACCAACAGTATGCGCTAGGCTTGTTGACTTTGGGATTCAGACCAGAAAACCATCCAGAAAACCCATACCAGTATACTGCATAAACAATAACAAAAAGTACGACAGCTTAATGGACGCAGCTAAGGACTTAGGTGTGCACAGGGAAAATATTAAGAAAGTACTACAAGGCAAATACAGTCAGACAGGAGGTTACAAATTTAAATCAATATAAAGTATGAAAAGTTTATTAAAAAAGCTTCACGAGTTCAATTCAAAAGTTAAGCCAGTTGTAAAGGGTTCAGATAACCCGTATTTCAAATCGAAATTTGCTAGTCTAGATTCTATTCAGCACCACATTGCACCACACCTAAAGGAGTTTGGATTGGTAATAACACAAGCAAGTGTTGTTATTAATGACCATCCATATGTAGAGTCTACAGTTTGGGACGTTGATACTGGTGAGTGTATAAAATCGGTATTCCCTGTTGTAGTCAACAAACCGACTGCACAAGATTATGGTAGCGCTGTTTCTTACGCTAAGCGATACTCTATTACTGGTCTATTAAATCTTATAGTAGCTAACGAGGACGATGACGCCAATACGGTAAGTGTAAACAACCCTACAAACGATCTTCCCAAGGACAAGTACGATCTGATGATTAAGTACATCGCCGATGGTAAGATTAAAGAGGTGGAGTCAGCCATTAAGAAGTACACCCTGACCGATGTCCAGAGCAAAGAGATCTCTACATTGATTAACAAGGCGAAGTCACAAGCCATAACCAAAGCAGCGAAATGATTAAGTATACCCAAACATCCGAACTTTCTGAACCACAATGGCAAGAGCTCCGGCAGTCCTTCGTTAATCGAGGGATGGTCGGTGGCTCTGACGCCGGAACTTTACTTAACCTAAACAAGTATAAGTCTCCTATCAACCTGTTCTATCAGGCGATTGGTCAGAACAAGCTCCCGAACATTATGAACGGCGCCATGCTTCACGGCAAGCAGCTAGAGGATTACGTAGCTGGTTGCTGGCAGTACTATGATGGCACAGAAGAAGGCTGGGTGGCTAACACCTTAGCTGACAACAAGATTAAAAGTTACGAGAAGGTCAGAGCTATCATTGAGAACACTGAGTATCCTTTTCTTTTCGCCAATGTTGATGGTATTATTACCAAGCACCCAGACAGAGAAGATAAAGGCATCCTAGAGGTTAAGACCATGAGTGGTTATGCTGCTGATACTTATGAGGGTGGTATCCCCCCGAGCTACCTCATTCAGCTACAGCACTACATGCTTGTCACCGGTCTTAAGTGGGGCGAGATTGTTTACCTTAAGGATGGCAGAGAGTTAGGTTGTGTGACCTTTGATGCAGACATCGAACTTCAAGACAGGATACTGGCTTCAGCTGAGGACTTCTATACTAGGGTTAATGAGGCTAGGAAGCACATGGAGAAAGAGCCTGATATGGCTGAGCATATAGCTGCCCAATATGAGCCAGATGCTGACGCTTCAATGGCGTTCAATGACTTCATATCAGAGAAGCATAAGGCTCGGGAGAATGAGGTTGCTATGCAAGGAGACGAAGAGCATCAGCAGTGGGCAGAGATGTACAAGGCATACAGCGATCAGCTCAAGGCAGCAGAGCAGGACAAACAATACTATCAAAACAAACTCAAGCAGGTGATGGAGCGTGAAGGCGCTACAATTATGCACCTGCCAAACGGAAAGATAACATGGAGAAAAGCATTCAACCTGAAGCTGTTTTAGAAGACCTTAGAAAAACCTTCGCCGTCTGGAGAATGGTAAGAGATAGCAGTCAAGGCATTGACACTTGGCAGTGGCAGAAGAACATGAGGGAAACAGACAAGGTGGTGTCTCTTGTTATCGACGAGCTAATCAAGGAGGGAAGGGTAGAGTACTGGGAACAAATTAAAGAGAAATTATATGATACGACTGAGTGATTTACAGAAGGCAATGAAGGGACAATTTATATGGGACCATGCAGGCGTAAGACCAATGCAGGTGCAGGAGGTTTATGAGGGTAATAAAGAGCTTGCAAGGACCATCTTTGTAGGGCTAGCTGACATGTATGGGTTTAGTTCCGCAGATGTCATGAACCACATTGATTGTGGTTATGATTCATATAGGAATAAGATTCAGATATTCAGAGAATACTACAAGGTTGGCAGGCAGCGAGAAGCAGATGGTGCGCTGAGAGATTACGATGACGCCATTACTAAGTTCTATGTTAAGACCTGCCTTTGCCTAAACTGTATCACATACAGCCTTAACAGGAATCAGTATATCAAACTGGAAAACTATCTGAATGTATGAATCTAAACGTGGACACAGAGGTGATGGTCAGATTAGGACTGTCACCAACCCAATACTTGGTGGCGCAACTATGCTCTGCCTATTCGTTCCTGATGAAGGGAACGGGTGTTGGTCGTATCGCTGAGGTCCTCGATGTTGATTCTGGTTCTATCACAAAGGCAATGCGCCATCTTATTGATGTTGGTCTTCTTGAAAAGAAAGACAATGGATTCTTCTACCCATCACAGAAGTGGTATATAGCACACGATGGCGAAGAGGTAGCTGTTGTATCAGAGGCAGACACGATAGGCTCAGAGGTGATAGAATACTTCAATCAAATCAACGGGACTAAGTACCAACTGACCAATGCTGAGTATATTAAGAAGATACTCAAAGCCAATCCTAAATTAACCATAAACCATTTCAAGAGTGTGATTGTGCATAAGCATGACACTTGGGGTATTGATGATAAGATGAAAGAGTACAACAGACCTTCGACCCTGTTCTCATCTAAGTTCCTCAAGTATCTGGACGATGCCAACCACTATTGGATAAACAAACAAAAGAATGATTCAGCAACTGAGATCACTGGGAATTAATGTCAGGGAAGGTCAGACTGGCAACGTCAAGGTTGCATGCCCACAGTGCTCTCACACTAGGAAGCACAAGACTGACCCATGCTTAAGTGTGGATGTAGACAGGGGCATATGGCAGTGCCATCACTGTTCGTTCAAGGGTACAGTTAAGACCAAAGTATACAAAGAATATGTCAAGCCAGCCGGCGAACTTAGGACATTATCCAAGCCTGTAATAGACTGGTTCGCATCTAGAGGTATAGACAACCAAACCCTTTTGAGATACAAGATCTCTGAGGGTATAGACTTCATGCCTCAGGTTGGCTCAGAAGTAAAGACCATACACTTTAATTATATTTACAATGGAGAGATTGTAAACATCAAGTATCGGGATCGTGATAAGAATTTTCGCATGGTTAGCGGTGCTCGTCTTATACCTTTCGGTATTGATATCCTTCGTGATAATGCTACCGATTATGTTGTTATTACGGAAGGAGAGGTTGATGCTATGTCGTTTTATCAAGCGGGAATTAAGGGAGTTGTATCGGTTCCTAACGGAGCTTCTAAGGGGTCACAGAAACTCGAGTGGCTCGACGAAACAATCGAAATCTTCGATGGTAAAAGAATACTACTAGCATGTGATATGGATGAGGCTGGCATAGCTTTGAGAAACGAGCTTGCCAGAAGGCTGGGTCGGGAGAATTGTGCCATCATAGAGTTCCCACACAAGGATGCCAATGAGACGCTCATACAGGGCGGTCCTGAGGCTTTAGTGGAGTGCTTTAACTCAGCCAGCCTATTTCCAATTGAGGGCATAGATGACGCCTATTCGGTCAAGGGAGACCTGCTCAGACTGTATGAAGATGGTACGCCAAAGGGATTCGATATCGGATTCGAGATGGACTTCATATGGCATCCCGGTCAGGTGACTCTGGTGACAGGGATACCGGGACATGGTAAGTCTACCTTTGTAAAGAACGTTATCTATAAGCTAGCTGAGATACATGGCTTAACTTCATTTGTATACAGCGCTGAGGAGGCTAACACAGCTTTCGCCTTAACTGATATGATTCAGATAGCATCAGGTAAGAGCTTCTTCAAACCCACCTATGGTCAACGCATAACCAAGGAAGAGGTTGAGGAGTATATACCGTTTCTTAATGACCACTTTAAATACTATAGGTTAAGCGACAACGACCTAACCATCGAGGGTATCTTGGAGAAGGCTAAGGGTATGGTTCGCCGGTTCGGGATTAACATGATGGTGATAGACAACATGAGCACTGTCGAGAAGAGCATGAGTGGACAGTCGGACACTAGGCATCATCAGATTAAGAACATGATGAATGACATATCCAAGTTCGCTAGAACAAATGATGTGCATGTAATACTGGTAGCCCACCCTAAGAAGATGACAGAGATAAAGAACGGCATCTATAAAGTCCCTAATGGGTATGATGTTGGTGACTCTTCACACTGGTTCAACCTTCCTGACAATGGACTGACAGTCTATAGGAATCTGGAAACAAAACAGACAGAGGTACACAGGTGGAAGGTAAGGTTCAGACACTCTGGTCAGCTTGGCGCTTCTTACTTTAACTTTAACATTGGTAACAGCAGGTACTTCCCTGCAGAAAAAATAAATGATGGCTCGGACAAAACGCACTTCGTCGGTCAACCAACCAGAAAAGAAATCCAAGGGTTCGCGCAACTCGCAGGTGATCTTTAAGGCTACGTGGAGAGCATTCAACAGCGGAGGTAAATGGTTAGAGTTTACAAAGGATAGAGAAGGAGACTTGCTAGAGCCACTGAAGCTTGAGGATATCAAACCTAATACGCTGTATTATATGCAGCAGGTCTGGAAGCCAAACGAGTTTCATCCAACATACTTTGACCCAGCAGTTAGCTGGGACACCATACAAGAGCTACATAAAACAGGAAGACTATGGCGATTAATCCCAGAGCAAAAGGACACAAGTACGAGCTGGACATAAGAGATTGGTTCATAAAGAAAGGCTGGACCAAGGCAGTAAGCTCCCGATCTGAAAGTAAAAGAAAGGACGATCAGGGTGTGGACCTGTGCTATACAGACCCACTGTCAATACAATGTAAAGCCGTAGAGAAACTCGGCAGTGTGCACGACATACTTAACCGTATGCCTAAGGATGAGAACTATAACCTAGTCTTCCACAAGAAGAACAGAAAGGGTACTATTGTATGTATGACCCTCGAAGACTTTGAAGAAATTTTGGACATGTTGATTCACAATAACATTATTAAGCCATGAAAGAAAACATAAAGAGGGTATTAACAAACCATTCGCAATCATCCGCAGAGGGGCTATTGATGCTCGTTGGCGGAACGCTAGATCAGTTACATGAAGCACTTGATGAGCTTATTGAAGAGGGTTGGCTAACCACATCAACCACAGACTGGATGGATATGAAGGTTACTGTATATAAAAAGAAGAAGCCAAAGCAGGCAAAATTATTTTAACAATTACTAATTGATAGGACGTTTGAATATTATTAAACCTTAACTTTGACACATGAAGCTGCTAATTGAATCAGGATCTATTGACGTATTCTTTGTTCTCCCGAGCCCCGTTGTTATTTATCACAAGCAAGAGAAGAGGCTTGAGATAGGGTTCTACATCTTTTCGTATTTTTTATCTTTAAATATCTCAAAATGAGTACAACAAACCAATCAGCCGGTGGTGCATGGAAGAAGACCGTGAACACCAAGAACGGACCAGTCGAGGTCCTTAGCATTTCTATTGGCGACAAGCGTTTTACTGCGTGGCCAAACACATTTAAAAAAGATGGCGAGAAAACTCCGGATTACAGACTGCAGGAGGACACCTTCAAGCCAAAGCCAGCCACAACAGATCTTCCATTCTAAACAAGGGGGCTAGTCCCCCTTCCCTTTTTATGATACTATCAGACCAAAGTATAATCAGAGAAATAGAACAGGGTAACATCATCATCGATCCATTCAACAGAGAGTATCTGAATCCTAACAGTATCGACCTTACCCTTGCGCCGGAGTTTAAAGTATACACCAAGAAACAGATATCTTGGGGTGTGTATGCGCCATTAGATCCCAAGAAGCCTAACCCAGTACAGACCATTGAGGTCCCTGTGGAAGGGTATACTCTAATGCCCGGAGAGGTTTACCTGTACGCATGTAACGAAAGGATCGGCGTTCGGGGGAATCTCAGAGGCAAGGTAGAAGGCAAGTCATCACTAGGTAGGCTTGGACTATTCGTACACATAACTGCGGGTTTTATAGATAACGGATTCGAAGGTAGCCTTGTTCTAGAGTTAGTAGCAACTAGACCAATAATCGTTTACCCCAACATGAAGATATGCCAGATCGAGTTCGCCAGAGTAGAAGGTGAGATACTCGAGACATACGACCAGAAGAAGGGTAGCAAATATCAAAATCAAAAACTTCAAGAAAGCAAATATCATGAGAACTTTTGACGTATACACAAACGTGCACACAGGTGCACCAGCAACAGAGTTAGACTTTAAGATTACAGAAGAAGATGGCACCTTTACTTGTTTGACAGAAAAGACTTTTAAAGTTGTCAACACTGGAGATTTTTACCAACTCTTCCTGCACGATAGGATTACACACATTACATATTACGACGCACTCAAGTTGCTCTCTGTGTTACTTATTGACACTAGGTTAGCACAAGACAGTGTTCGCATTACTCAGTCAGAGGAAATCATCAGCATATGATAATAGGAATAAACGGTTATGCCGGCGTAGGTAAGAGTACCGCCGCTGAGTTGATACGTCTTACTCTCCCGAACTGGGAGATTAAGATGTTCGCCGGAGCTCTGAAGGCTGTAGCTGCCATCCTAACTGGATACAACTATAGAGACTTTGAAGACCAGAACTTCAAGAAGACTATCCTTGGACCGGAGTGGAACTACTGGACTGTAGCTGCTATGAGCAATGGAGAGCTCAAGTTTGAAGAGGGAAGGTTTGTTACCAAGGCTGAAGCAGAAGGCTATGCAGGGTTCATGAAGGAGACCTACGGCACGTTCGGAATGGAGTATGTAGTGGGAATGAGAATGATCAGCGTTAGGCAGATGCTGCAGGAAGTAGGAACTGAGGGTATCAGGAATGGATTCCATCCTAACACTTGGGTGAATGCATTGTTTGCTCAGTACAGGCCTACACAAGTTCAATGGTCTGATGGTCCAACAGGTGGTTATGAGGATGGTCCTATGCCTAACTGGGTTATCACAGACATGAGGTTTCCTAATGAGGCTCTAGCTGTCAAGGGACGAGGTGGTATCACTATCAGGATCAACAAGCAAGGTGTTGGCCCAGCAAGGAATCATATCAGTGAGACGGCGTTAGATGACTACGACTTTGACTATGTCATCAATAACGATTCTAGTCTTTCTGCTTTAGGTAAACAATTAACACGTATAATAAATGAAAGATCAGCTTAAGGAGATATACATATCTCTCTCCCGAGCCATCGAAGATGGTAGGGATATTCAAATCGGAATTGTATTGGGGCAAGTATTGTGTAAAATAAATGATTTAATAAATGCAGATCAAACTGACGAAGGGACAGATGGAGTCATTCTCCCTACTACATGCGAACATAGTCAATGCTTTAATGTACGCGGAGGATCTGCTGTCATACAGAGAAATACACTTCCGGGAATCTATGCCACCAATAGTAACCAAACTACGCTGGCTTAAGAGCGCCTTAGAGTTGAAGATACCCGAAGACAGGAGAGCTATTGCTCAAGGCTTTGACATGCTTAAGTTTGATGAGATGTTAAGACTGATGTCTCACATGAATGAAGAGCAATTTAGTAAACTAGAAAAATACGCAAATGAAATTACTGGATAGTATCCTATAGAGATACGGCATATAGCACTAGCGCGCCTAATTAGTATCAATAATTTTGTGTATATTTGAGCGAATTATACTCATGAATGAAAAGCTAATTAGGTGCTCAAAGTGCCACGTGGAAAAAAGTATATTAGAATTCTTCAAGGATAAACAGAAGAAATCGGGGCACAGGCCTGATTGCAAGTCCTGTAATACCGCTAGAAGCAAGAAGTGGGCGAATGAAAATAGCCATAGGCGAAAATTTTATGTACTTAAATACGCTACAGGGTTAACAAAAAACCAATACGAAAGGCTATTGTGTTTGCAGGATAATAAGTGTCATATATGCAAAAGAGATTTATCACAATTGACTAAAAACTTATCTGTAGATCACTGTCATTCTACCATGATTGTTAGAGGACTATTGTGCAATAAATGCAATTTCGGTCTAGGGTATTTTAATGATGATATAAGTTTATTAAAAAGAGCAATATCGTATCTAAAATCAAATTTGTCAACAGAGAATATAAAATATAAGAAACAATGAGTATAAAGCTGCTTCACATCAGTGACACGCATGGGTATCACAAAGAATTTCCCATGGAGAAGTTCATAGGGTATGACATGATCATACATTCAGGTGACTGCTCTAACTACAGAGACACAGCACGTAACTACCATGAGGTTGCGGACTTTATAGAATGGTTCGCCATGATTCCTATCGAGCATAAGATCTATGTGGCTGGTAACCATGACACTTCCATTGAGAGGCGCCAGATTACGACAAGACATTTTGAAGATCGTGCTATCATATATCTGGAGCACGACTCTGTAGAGATTGAAGGCTACAAGATATTCGGTTCGCCTTACACGCCGACATTCTGTGACTGGTCCTTTATGAAGTCAAGAGACAAGATGCATAGGCTATGGGAATCTGTGCCACCTGTAGATATACTGGTAACACACGGACCACCCAAGGGTGTAAGAGACCTTACTGAGAACAGGGATGGCGAATACGAGCAGGTCGGGGATCTATCTCTGATGAAGTGGATATTTAAGAACCCTCCTAAGCTTCATCTGTTTGGTCACATCCACGATATGGATGGCATACACAACCAAGGCGTCAGTATATACTCTAAATGCCCTACACATTTTTCTAATGGCAGCTGCGTCCACGACGGCAAGGCTGGATTAAAATCTTTCGGAAATGGATTTACGTTGCAACTATCAACAGTGCCCGATCAAGTGTGATCTGTATGACGAGACTAGGCTGCATTATAACTACATCATCGGTGCTCCTTATACGGAGTCCGATGGTTGTAAGTATGCTACCTATAGTCAAACAAAGTTGGAAACTGCTGCTGCTTCGGACCCGGAGCAGGACCAGTAGCCATTTGTAGTATCCAGTTCATCTTCTCCATCCTTGGTGCGATATTCTTATGGACTCCCTTTCTCGAGGTGAGTCCTTTTTCTATGTACTCCTTTTGACTGAACTTACCAGTAGACAACTCATCGATCATCTTTCTGGCGTTGCCCATGCCGCCGTTGTATGCAGCCATGGTAAGATACTGCTCAGTCTTTGGTTCCATCTTTACTCCCTTCTTTGAACTGTACGCCCTCACCTCATCAGTAAAGTCTTTCAAGTATGCAGCCTTGGCCATCATTGCGTCTTCGTTAGACTTGAAGTTGGCAGGGGTAACCACTTCTCCCTTCTCGTTATCGACAGTGTATGTTCTATAGTCCATGTCTTGCGGTATGTAACCCTTCTTCTTTAGCTTAGGCGCCGCATCACCAAATGTATCCAGACCATAGTACCCAAATCCACTAACTGGGTATTGAGAACCAGCAGACTCATCATAAGCTTGATTCTGGACAGCCTCTAGTAAACCTTCCTGTATGGCATTAGCTGCTAGGAAATCTACCGGTACTTTACTTTTGGTAGATACCCTTCTGAGTAGATCAAGAGCTGTCTTGTTATCGTAAGGCATCTTCTTATTGAGGAGCCTATTGATAAGCACCTTCTCTGACTTTACTTTAGGTTTGTCTTTCATCGTTTTTTATCTTTAGGTCATCTGCGTTTTTTAGCCTTACCTTTACGGCGCTAGCCGAATGTTGTCTTCTCTTTAGTACCACCCTTAGCCATAGATTATATTTTAGATAATGTTATTAATTTAAGCATATATCTACCTAAGTGACTTGTTGTTTCATTTATTCTTGTTATGTTATTCGACCTATAGTCTACATGATTTCTAAAATGCTGAATAGACTGAAACTCCCCTAAGTATTCTCCAGTAACTCTGTCTGTTACACCGACTGCTTTCCTTCTTTGACTAGCGAACAACCCCTTCTTACCGGAATTCCAAGCTGGCTTGTTTGTTTTTATACCCTTCTTCGGACTCGGTAATCCCATATGCGCAATAGATAGCTTTATCCTTTGTTCTTCGGTTAGCTTTATGCCTTTTCGCCCGTTTGACTTACCTATTTTAGCCTTAGACATTTTTTGTCTAGACTCCATAGATAGCGTCTTATTAGAATTTCCTCCGGATTCCATATTAAATCCATCTTCTAAAGAGTTAAATAAAGCTATGTACAATCTTTCATACATATCCAAATCTTCTACTCTACAAGTAATGCACAGCTCAAATATAAAGGAGCTTTTACCGTACTTATTAAATGCTCTTTGCATGTGTTTATTATGGCATCTATTATTCAGTAGATTTGATTTGTGTGCTGTTATTCTTTTCTCTACTGTTTTAGATTGGCCTATATATACCATACCATTCCCATAGCACTGAATAATATATATTCCGCAACTCATATCTTTGATAGCTGGAAGTGCATACCGTCAATAGGATTTTTCCAATCGCCGCCCCAATCAAAACCGGCGTCTTTAAAACATTTAACAAACCCTTCGCTGAGTTTAGGCTTGACTCCCAACCCATTCTCGAACGCATTTACATCGAGGCAGATAGCCCAACTGTGTAGGCTTAGTGATGTCTTACCTCTCTTCTTACGGATGTTAAAGCAACCATCCCACGTTTTCAGTTCACCTACGCATCCACGCTCTATAAGGTTCTTAAAGGCCTGTTCTAGGGGCTTTACTAGGTCCTTGTTACAGTAGATACGCTTAGGTATTACGCCGATCTCTAGGGCCGTAGGAACGTCCCACAGGGTCATCCATTTGTTGCTAGGATCTGGTTGTCCGTACTTCTTTAAACACTGTGCTGATGTTACCATATTTTATTTAGGTTTAAATAGTTTTTCTCTATTGATTTTGCCTGTCTTAATACTCTTCTTTGTTATGACGTCGAACCCTGTTGTCTTAATCGCAGACTTCTGATTGATGATCGCATTCAGCTCATTAGGATCTGCGCCGGTTAGGATGAAGTCTCTGTAGATCTGATTTAGCTTGGAGATGGCGAACGCCTTCTTATCCTCAGCTATCTTCTCTGCAGATTTCTTTTCTTCTGGTGTCGCCTTCTCGTTGTACTTAACCTTGTTATACTCTGCGTTGATAGCTAATAGATCTTCTCCAGCCCTAGACATGATTATCGAAAAAGACTTATGCAGGTCTATCTCGTAAGGTCTGGCGCCTGCTATCGCAAGGAATTCAGCAGCTGGTCTTTCTGTGGTAAACATACGCTTAACCAAAGCAATTGTTGATGGTTCAAGCTGATCCCATATTGCTCCAGCAACCTTAGCTGCGGCTTGAATATCTGTATCGTTCTCAAGAACCATCTTCTGTTTGTTCTTTGGGTCTGTATTGTTTCTAGCAGACCACATCGTAGAGAATGTCATCTCAGGCTCGAGGAATGCACTAAACAGTTCTGTTCCTGCAGCCATAACTCCCGGCTCCATCTGTGCACCAAAGATACCTTCTCTACCGTCAGTGAACGCGTTAAGCGACCTAGGAATTATTCCATAAGGATCGAGCGAAGACATATCGATAATAGTAAACTTATGCGGTTGATCACCTTGCTTCACAGCTAAATCACCAGACCTCATAAATATTGGCGCCGCTTGTTTAATAGCATTCTTTCTTCTTTCCTCATCGTCATCACCCATTGCTGCACCAATCAAACCAGAGGCAGCCATGCCTGAAAGCTTGGCGACACCAACAGTTATAGCAGTCCTTAGCATAAAGTAAGACACAATACCTGCCATTCTTTTCATACCAGCAGACTTCATCTGTGGATCTGATAGATCTTTCTTGGCTAGTTTTATAGAGTTATTTAAAACCCTCAGTGACTCAGCTTGGAAGCTAATGAAGTTACCAAATATTGGTATATTTTTACTGATAACTTTGGCGCCTTCAACAACCCTGTCGTATGTAGGCCAAGTGCTCTTAACCCTTTCTGACGATTCCAGATCGACCTGCTCTTGCTGTTCTTTGGTAAGTGACTCATACGGAGCCTCGAACCTTCCCCTCGCTACAACCTGTCTTTCATTTAGGTAAGCATATGCCTTCCAAAAATCATCACCAAGTCTGTAGAACTTATTAGCTTCTTTAAAGATGTTGTATCTTTTAGCAACCTTCTTACCCCACTTACCTTCTGGGCTGAGAGCTATATCTAAAGCGATGTCATGAAGGTCTCCACCCCCGAGCATTTCCTTTAGCTCTCTGGCGCCAACTGATTGACCTACCAAGTTAAGCTTGATAAGCTTCTCTGTCAGAGCATCTATCTCATCTTTACCGTATTGACCTTTCACATATTGCCAAGCACCCTTAAATGGTTCTGTGCCCTGACCGGTATACAGAAGTCCGTTGAGTACAGCAAATCCTAAGTTAGATTCAAAGTTCTTAAACTGTGTAGCCACAGAGCCTACTGTCTTACCCCATCTCACATAACCTACAAGCTTCATCCAAGCCTGCACCATTGCGTTATACGTAGGCTCTATGCTCTGAATGGCTTCGTAGATCTCTGGTGTTGTATACAACCCGCCAAGAGGACTCATTGATTCTGTTCCAGTAGACGCCACCTGTACGCTGTGTGATGCAGGCCTAGACGGGTCTTTAGCTTCGAAGAATAATGTCCCCATCCCGAACTCTCTGAGCTTAGTAAGATACTCACTGGCGCCTTTGAGAGCAGCCTGCTTGGCAACAGTCATCATAAATTTAGTTCCCGGATCGGTATACTCACCCATCAGTTTCCTAATAGGATCTGATATGTCCTTTCTATTCTGGAGGATACCAACGTCTCTCTTGTCCTCAGATAAACCAAAGTATGGATTGGTTTTCTTTTCAAGGATGGCGTTGACATCAGCCTGTGCTAGCCTAAGCGCCTCCTCTAAAAGCCTGAGCTTCTCAGACTCTTGCATGGCGTTTATAAACTCTTGTAAGTCTTGGTCAAACTTAGCTTGTTCTTCAGACGTTAACACTTTGTCTGAAGATATACCCTGTTGTGTTTTAAAGTAGTCAGTAAGTAAACCTTGGAACTTTTCGTTTGCCAGATAATTAACAGCAGCGTTTAACACCTCAGGCTCTGGCTTATATCCCTTTTCATTAAATAACTTATACGCCCTGTTGACATACTGACCGATATTCCTTTCCAGAGTTACTGCCTGATCGGGAGTAACATATCCAGAACCAATAAGATCTTTAGTCAACCTATCGATCTGTCCCCTCATGGCGTAAACATACGGTATGATCTCTTCTGGGAGAGCTTTGATCTCGTCAGGTACCAGAGAAGGAAGCTGATCGTCTTGTGCTGTAAAAGTCCTGCCTTCGTATGCCCTGTATGGATCGAACGGTACAATACCATCCTCTTCAGGAATGAATCTTTGTACGTTATTAGCTACCACCATAGCTTTAGAGAATGCATCCCAGTCTTGGAATCCGATCCTCTTAGCCTCTGCCTTTAACCTATCAAGAGTCTTAGCAGCTCTGGCGATCTCGATATTCTTTGTGCCCTTGGAGAAGTCTTTGATTGCAAGTACCCAGTCTGGTAATCCCTTTGCGGGATCGAGCCACTTCTTTTTGAAGTCTGTGTACATCTTCTTGGCGACATTATCCTTTCTACCGTTCTGCGCCATATACTGGTCTACCAAGTTTCTCGGTATCTCCAAGCCTACGAACTTCTTGTCAATAGGTTTCCCGAACTGCCGACCTCTGTAAATGTTCTGCATCTTGGCACGCTCGATAAGATTATCTTGGCGCTGCTTAGAGAAGCTTGAGAAGCTGTCCCTAATATACTGCTCAGGATCGCTTATGAGTTTGTCAATCTCAGCCTTATCCATTTGGGTAACACTGGCAACTGCTCCAGCTATCTCTGCGTCTGACGCACCTTCGGCCTTCTTACGCATTACAAATGCGCCGAGCTTAAAGTCTTTGGAAAACTCTGGACGATTAGCTGCAGAAAGCTGTGGTATATTAGGAATTACCTTAATACTATTTGGATCTATTACCCTGACGCCATACCCAAGCATTGGTATACTTCTATAATCAATACCATCGTAGTTATTATCCTTTAATAACTTCTCAGTTCTTTCAGGATTTATTTCATCATCTTCTGTAATTCCGTTTTCTGCTTGCAAGTCAAACCAGTCGTTGACATCTATCAGTCTAGCATTAAGAACTACAGGTATTACATCTCCATAATCAGAAGCTTCAGATTCATTATCGAAAAATGACACCCCACTAAACTCATCATCAGGAGTAAGATTTGCTTTGAAATCAGTTATCTTATTATTGGTTCCGTGATAGAAAATTACAGCATTACCGTTCCGGTCTTTTATTGTTTTATTTGTAGCTATGTCGTTTGCTGTCTTTTGTATCAGTTTGCGATTACCTACAGAGAACTGTATCCTATCATCCTCGGTACTAAAGGTTCCAACATTCTCAGTAGCAGACTTGATTTGGTTAGGAGTGAATGCTACGTATACTGATAATCCGTCTGAGACTTTTTCTATAACGCCGTCCTTACCAAGTATTCCTGCTACGTCAGACATCATCTTATCGTAGCTGGTTTCTTGATTGTAAGACCTCTTGATGTTTTGAAGGACTTCTTTATCAAACCCCCGAACTCCGGACATATCGTCTACATACTTCTTAATCAATTCCTTCTTAGATAGACCTTCTGACTTTGTATAGAATGGAAGGTAGCTATTATAGAACCAGTTGTTATCACCATTAGAGAACAGCTGATAAGCTTGTTCTTTAGTTATATTACTAGACTTATTGTCTATTACAAGAGGATTCTTTACGCTCGTAAAGACATTCATTGGTTTACCATACTGAGACGCAGCCTTCTTGTTGTCTGTCATGTAGAAGCCGGGACCTTGCTGAGATAGTCTAGACTCCCAAGACATCTTGTTATATTCGAACTGGTCGAACTTAGCTTTAGTTCCATGGTAAACAACCAATGGTTCTCCATTCTCGTCAACCACTTTAGACGCACTTTCAGGGTTAGCTTCCCAATCCCCAAACCAATCCTTGAACTCTGTAGTTCTTACTTGTTGGTATTGTGTCTTGGTTAGCTTAGATGGTTGGCCATTAGGTGCTAGTCTATTACCTGCAGAGAATTGTATCCTATTGTCTTGAGTACTAAATGTTCCTACGTTTTCTGTAGCTGACTTAATTTGGTTGGGCTCTAGCGCAACGAAGATATCGTCTGTTTTGTCAAACGCTTTTACGTCCTTAAATATAACCCCATCTGAGCCTTTTGCAATAGCAGAATCAATGTACGAAGACATCTCCATACTCCTATCATATGCCACCTCAATTGGGTTCTTGATATTTAAGAAAAGATCCATTACCCTAGGCGAAGCTCCAGTTTCACTAATCCACTTGTCTTCCATTTCAGACAACATACTTTCGTTGATATCTGAAAGCCTTTTATTGTTGCCGTTTTTGTCATTCTCAATACCTGCTTTTCGGTCTACTAGTTCGTAGTCTAGCTTACCTGCATCAAGAACAGAATCAGTAAAACGTTCTGCATCAACTTCTGAAAGATTAGCCTTGCTGATTACACTTTCTATTAATGACCTTAATTTCTGGTCACTATTTATCAGACTTTCCTTCTCCTGCTTCAGGACACTTTGATACGTCTCACGTATACTGTTGTTGGCGGCATCAAGATCTGCCTTGTACTTGTCTCTTATTTCACCGAATGAAACACCTGCTGTCTCCATCAGACTGGCAGATTTAATTCCGGTGTATTGCTGCGATGTATACTCATTGCCAGCAAAAAAGAATCCTAAATACGCAGCATCTGACATCCAGTTTTTACTGCCCAATCTGTCTTTTGAAAAAGCATCAAACACTGCATTTGTGCCGTGATATACTACCCTTGGTTCGCCATTCTCATCTACAACCTTAGATGCATTTGCAGGGTCATTCTCCCAATCCCCAAACCAGTTCTTAAACTCTGGAGTGCGGACCTGTTCGTACTGCTTGGCGTTAAGCTTTGATGGTTTACCGTTAGGCGCTAGACGGTTCCCTGCTGAGAGCTGGGTAGCTGGTCGAACCACTTCGGCAGTACCGCCTGTAGCGTTTCTTCGTCCGCTTCTTGCTCCATCCCCCATAGCGCCTGCTCCAGATACATCTCCTGCGTTATCGGCAGATTCCTCATCAATAAGAGCTTGATCACCGGATCTTGCCCAGCTTGGAGTCTTAACTCCTCCGGCAGCATTGTTAATTTTTGTTCTGGTTTCATCTATGTTAATTTTACCTTGGTTGTAATCATCCCAAATATCGTTAATCTTTTTCTTATTATCCTTGTTGGCTTTATATTTATCTGTAAACAAACCACGCACAGCCTCCCAAGTAATACTCTGCATTTGTCTTGGCAATATACCTACCTCTTTAGCAGCTAACCTATACGCATCTGCAAAAGCAGGGTACGTGCCTGTTGATCCTGTGACGTCAGAGCCCTTGCCTGAAAGGTTTGCCTTAACTTCAACATCACCTCCAGCTAATGGCTTTAACAAACCAGCTGCAACAGCATGCGTGTCAATAGTTACATCTCCAGTGTCGGAGTTTGGATCAATGATATTGTTGTTGAAGTTCCTAACCTTATGCATATCCCCGAGCTGGCGAGAAATGTTTTCAAATGAACCATCTTCTGCAATGCTTATAGCTTTAGCAATAGTTGCATAACCTTGCCATCCTATCTTAGAATTATTACCACTCTTGGTCTTAGCTTTTCCTATTACGTCAGCGTTTGGTGATAAGATATCATAACTCTTGTCGTTATAGACCTCATCATAAGCTCTAAGAGTTTTAGGGAAAAGTTCAGGATATGCATCAAGCGGCTTGCCTAATAGTATCTTGACATCCTCTTTTGCCTGTTCTATCAACTCTATTCTACGAGCAAGCATTTGCTCCTTAGTTTCATTCTTGCCCTTCTGTACATTGCCTGCAATGACGACATATTTATCAGCCATCTTCTGGTCAAATATTTGTCCTCTTTTGTTTTTGACAATATCAAGAACACGCTCCGCCAGACTTACATTCTTGTACCAGTCCATCTGCGGGCTTAGTGAAGCCATAACTCCAGCAGCTTGTTCCTTAGAAACAGAGTACTTGCTAGCAAAGTCTTGAGCAATCTTATTAGCGCCATCATACCATCTCCTAGATATTAGTCTAAGATTCTCATCGAATTGATTGTGCAACCATTTGAGATTGTCAGCAACGCCTCTTACAAACTTATCGTAAACTTTGTCAGCAACTTTCATTGCAGCCTTCTGATACTCTTCACTGCCGCCTTTGTTTTTAGACAGGAGACCTCTCTTAAGAGCAGCAATATCTGATTTCTTCACTCCAGTTAATAAAGGATATGACGCAACTTCTATAGCGTTATTAATGTAATTTGCAGGAGCTTCTCTTTGAGACTTTAAATCAACAATATATTTTCCAGATGTGTGCACATCTTCTGGGGCTCCTTTAGCAGAAGGAATACGTGTAGATACTTTTGGACCAGCCTGAACTTTAGACTCGACATCATTCGCCATCATCTGGTCAATTGTTCTGGCCTGAGCTGCTTCATTCTGAAACTTACCTACATTCTCTTCGCCGACAATCTCAGATATATCTCTACCAGTCTTCAGTGCGTCAGCAACTTCTGATACAGTCTTCTTAAACTGTGCAATGTCTGTATCATTGATGATCGGATCGATACCAAAGAACTTGGCGATCTCGTTTATGAAGTCGATAAGCTTCTGCTTGAATCCAGTGTCAAGACTGTTGATGTCTATAAGACCAGCATTGATACGACCGATGGTTTCTACAATAGCTTCGTCGTTCTGTGTATCTACGTTATCGTATTCTGGTTGAGATTGAGCCCATGCGAGAGCGTCGTCTATGCTTGAGTTTTTCTTAGCAGCATCTTGAAGCCCCCGAACCACCGCATCATACAATGGCTTGTTTGTGTTCCTGATGATATTCATCACCGGGTGTGAAGCCTCATGCCATACAACTACACCTGCCTCGATATCGTCAGCAAGCTTAGCCCTATTGATAGTTATCTCGCCAGTGTCTGATACGAACAAACCCTGTGGTGCATTCGGATCGTCAATGGTTTTAAACTTAATATTAGATTTAGTTAATGACTCCTCAGCCATAGCAATAGCTTCATCCATTGGCGTCTCTGCCATGAACTGCTGAAGTTCTTCAGCCATAGTTGGCGCCTGTGCAGCTGGCTGTACGGCTTCTGGCTGTACAGAATAAGCATCCTCAATCTGAGAGAACTCTTCTGGAAGTAGCGCCATCTTCTGCTCAGCAAATGGTCTTTGTGCTGGTGGAATATAACCTTCATCACCCTTCTTCTTCATAGTTCCATCAGGATTCCTCATGGACTTATTGAAGTTAACCCAAGAGTTCTGACCCCTTGTCTCGGTAGTCATAGCTCTTCTGGCTATAGGGGAATACATTCTTGCGTGTACATTCCAAGCGTTCTCTTCACCTATGGCGCCAAAGGAATTACCAAGTCTCGTATGACCGAAGTAGTCATGCACGAATCTGAAGATATCATTGATAAGCATTGGCTTACCGTTGACATCCTTTATACCGCTATCCCTAAGGAGTGCGTTCTGTTGTCTTTGTTGATCTGTTATAGGTGTATCCCCGAACCCTTCCTCTGTTGAGAAGATGTACATGTGTTTGTTATCACGCACGTCAGCAATCATCTCTCCGGAGTTCTTGTAAGGTTCGCCTTGTCCAGTCCACATCTCTACCTTTACGCCAGACTTAGCAATAGCATCATACTGCTCCATGGTCTCATCGGCCATGGCTTGATATGATGACTGCACTTCTGGGTCGTCAGGTGTGTCGACAAGCTGATCGTATGCGTCAGCAATAGTCTTAGACTTGTTCTCATCAAGCTTAGTGATTGGCGCCGGCTCGGGAGTGTTAATACCTTTAGTCTTTTTAAACTCCTCTTCAACTCTTGCAGCCTCTGGATTAGGCTCATTAAAGAGTTTCTTACCCTGAGCTACTTCCGTTTTGCTGCCGAGATTGCTATCGCCAACATCTGCTTTCGGCTGCGTGGCGTCCCCTTGTTGCCCTTCTCCTTGCCCGACTTCTGGTTGTCCTTGTACATCTCCCTGAGGTTGGCTGATATCGCCTTCTGTTCGTCCTTCTTGGACGTTGCTTTGCGTAGTGGCATAGGATAGTATTTGTTTATCTACTTCTGATATTTTGTTCTTTATGTCAGCATGGAACGCCTCATTGCTGGTAGCGAGTTCCTGCTTTAACTTATTTCTTTCTTCAATCTTATCGGCGATCAACGACCTAGTCTCGTCGTCTGTTACGTCAGAAGGTATCTGTGAATCTACAGCTCTAGCTTCGTCAATCATCTTGCCAGCTTCTTGAGCCTGCTCTGGATTGATCTGGCCGGTCACGAGAAGCTCTCCAATCTTGGCGTCAACATCTTCCTTAGGTTGCCTTGCTACGCCAGTAAGTATTGTCTTAAATGATTTAGGATCTATGGCAGCCCTGCCAAGTTTAGTAAGTGCGCCAACTCCAAATGTAAACGCAAGTTCTCCAGCAACGTTCTCTTGTACGCCATCAAACAAACCACGATCAAGGCCATTCTCAAAAGCAGCAACGTTCTTAGCTATCTGTAAGCCACCAGCAACAGCTGCATCGGCACCACCTTCAACCAAGTTTTCTGCAACAAAGTTCTTAGATCCAACTACAACATTCTTTAGTGCATTCTTGAAACCGCCACTAAGGTTATATGTAGAAGGCTTGGCACCTATCTTACCACCGATTAAACCACTGGCAAAACCTTCAGCTGCGGACAGATTAGCCTCTGCTTCAGCTTGCGCTCTAGCATTTTCCAATGCCTCATACTCTGGCATGTCCCTACTTCTGAATTCGTTATATGCCTGTCTTAGCGCCGTAGAATAACCTCTTTGATAGTACTCTGGACTAGCAACAAATGCAGCGACATAAGGAGCAGCAGCTTGACCACCCGGAACTAAACCAGTTCCAATACCGGCAAGCGCACTCTTAGTCATAGCAATACCTTCCATACCCAACATCTGTCCAAACTCTGCAAGAGTTCCTTCTGGTGTTGGTATGGGTTCATCTGGGTCAAACCTAGTTCTATCATCCTCTAACTGTGAAATGATGGCGGCGTCATTGAGTGTCTTGGTCAGGAAGTCATAATCGTCAACCTGCTTATTACGCTCTTGTAAGCCACGGTACAGGCTCATAAAGGTACCTTCCGGCTTCTGTACTACGCCTTGTGATACATTGTAATTAAGCTCACCTGTGGCTATCTTGTCTGCGTTCTGAAGTACCTTAGAAGCTATCTCTGGCTTCTCAGATACCCTGCCCTCAGAGTCAGCTATGTATGCATTGACAGCCACCGTAGGATCGGTCTTGGCTGCACGCTTAAGTATTTTTCTGTATTGATTAGGATCTGTAATTGCCTTGGACTTCTCAGCCTCAACGTCTGTTGCAGATACTGGAATCTCTTTTATGATACCCTTCCTTGCAGAAAGCAAGGCAGGATTGACCATGTCGCTAAGGCCCGATCTAGACTCTGAGTCTAGCTGCCTAAGCCTATCTTCTTTAACTATGTCGGTGTAGATGTCATCCCTAGTATTGATGGTCTCGTCAAGCTTTTGCTTGGCGTTGCTGATCTTTGCAAATAGTGTTTCAGCATCAGGCTTTACGGCGCCTATTGGGGGTGCGCCTAGAGGAAGCTCGCTTGGACGCTGGGCGAGAATGTTTTTTGATGACGACTGTAATTGTGGTACAGTCTGACTTGGTGTACTTCCACCATCTTTTTTTTTTAATATCCCGAGTGGGTCTGAATTGCCTAGTATTCCTAATGGATCTTCTTGCATCACTTCTGTTTAATGTTTCCTAGAGATAGAGCTTGATTTATCTGATCGTCATTATACCCTAACTTGTTAAGATCAGCCTTACTGTACTGCTTACCGTTTACCAAATATACGGATTCTTTTTTAGACCCCCGAACTGCCTCGGTCTTGGCCTTCTGCCCAAGCGGTTGGTTGGCTTTAACGTTGATATCCCTCTTGGTTACATCGGTGATGAACCTACCAGAAGGATATTCGTATACGCCAATAGAGTTAGCATCCTTTCTTTTAAGTACCAGATCTGCCTGTGTAAAGTTTCTTACCGCCTCGTCTCCTTTAAACTGATCTACAGCGTTGGCGTTCTTTACAATAAGCTCTCTTGCGTTCTGAGGTACGTTAGTTAATGCTGCGCCATATGTCTGAAGAACTTCTTTACCTTTTGTTTGGCGAACCTGAGGTCCGGAGTCTACAGCTGATTCTACTTCTGAATAAACATCTATACTTACAGGAGGCTCAGCTGCTGCTGATCCTTCTCCCGAGCCGGCAGCTCTTGGAATTGCATATAACTTTTTATCCACCTTATCTATAACACCCTTCTTATTCCTTTCCAGATAATCGGTAAGGAATGTCCTCTTATAGACCTCCATGTTATCAGCAGTCTCTGGTATTCCAGCCTGCTTCATAATCTTCTTTGCCTCTCCATTTATATATACCGCAGTTGCGGGATCGGAATAGAAGTCATTAAATACTGTTTCATCTATAACACCATTCTTTCCCTTCTTTATACCAACCTTACCATTTTCTGCTTGTAAATAAAAAGGCAACTTAGATTTAGTTCCAGTCACTACTGTCTGTCTACCATTTGGAGTATCGATCTCAGACATTACATTCTCCTCAAATAGTGGAGTACTTTTAATCTTAGACTCTAAAGTCTTAGCACCAGCTATCTTGCTGATAACTTGATCAGGTGCTTCCTTAGTTAATACGCTGAGAAAATCTTCAGCCTCATCTATCTCATCTGGGTTTTTTAAAACCTTCTGTCCGAGCTCGTTAGTTTTATATATACCTCTATCAATAGCCAAAGCTCTAAGCGTAGGCGTATCGTAAATACTATCCTTACCTAATCCAGAAATAGTTTTGTCTACATTATCCTTAACGGCCTTAATCTTTGCAGACTGTTGCGCTAGACCGGATATGTTTTTATTCAAGAACATCCTTAGATCAGCAGCACTAGCGTTAGGATTAGTCTTCAGATACTGTGCAGTCTGATTAGTCAGATCACTTAAAGACCTAGACACTACTTCTTTTTCGAATGTAGAATATAATGTAGCAGGGTTAATCTGCTGCAATACCTCGTTTCTTTTCCTCTGTTCCTCTAACTGGAGTTTCTGATCAGCCAGCTCTTGAGCACGAGCATTCTCAGCTATCTGAAACAGAAGCCTATTTGGCGTTTGATCGAACTCTAATGCTCTTGTTATTGCCATTATTAAAATGGATTTGCTCCGTAATCGGATTGTGTTACTGTTCTAGACTGTGCTGGAGCTGCTAAGTTTGCGAATCCTTTTGTTAAAGATTTCATTCCTCCCGAGCCGCCAAGTCCACGAAGACCAAATAGTGAGCTAGACATACTAGATCCAGCATTCATAAGTGTTTGAGCTCCAGCGTTTTGTAATTGCTGCTTCATCTCTGTATCCATCTGGAACTTTCTAAGCCTGTCCTGATAAGCCTTATCCCCCTCCCCAATCATAGTCTGCTGGGCGCCTATGAGGTTACCCAAACGACTTTGATAGTTCTGCTGGTTCTGTAGTCCCTGCTGGAACATAGCTTGATTAGTGTTACCCTGAATGGCAGCAGTCAATGCTAAGGCCTGTGAAGGGTCCATAGCTGACCTCTGTACTCCAGACATAGCACCAGCCTGTCCAGATAATATACCCCTCTGCTGGGCTGCAGCAAACGGGTCCTGTGCGTTTAATTGTGTTTGCGCCATACCAAGCATCTGCTTTGCGTATGGGCTAGCCATGTCGGCAAGTCTTTCGTCGCCATAGTTATAATACTCTGGCTTAATTTTTTTGGATTGGTTTAAAGCCTGAACGCCTTTAACTGCACCAAACAGTGATGATGCAATTGCTGGCGCTGCAGCTAATAATAAAGGTATTGGCATTATTGTGAGTTTTGGGTATCATGTCCTCTTGATGGGACAAAACCTATGTTAACAAAATTAATATACCTGCCTGTCGACGGGACGAAAAATACACCCTGAAAGAGTCCGTTCTCTCCTCTCATCTTGTCGCCAGTAAATAGTTTATCCTCGTACGTTCCGGTGTTGTTAGGGCTCAACCTATCTCTTAGAACGTCGGCGTAGTTGACGCCTTCCTTGCGTGTGAACTCTCCAGCCTGTAATGTTTGAGGATTGAATACGCCACCTCTAAGATCGGAGCTCTGAACATAAGGAACCTCTGTGCGACAATGGACCAGATCGGGGGTGTTGCCTTCTACAGAGAAATCTGAATAGACTTTAGTAGATGCACCAGCATCATTATGTACCATAGCTACAACAGAATCGTAACTGGTAGAATAGAATGAATTATAAGTAGAAGAATTGTGTACGTAAGGCAAACCATTATCGAACGTAACCAAACGATTGGCGACTAATGATATCCATTCTGGTCTGTAAGAGTACATGCTTGTATACCTATCTAATGATGGCACATAAGCCCATACACCGCCTTGACCGTCATATGCGTTATAATATGATCTTAAAACTTCTGTAACCGTAACAGAACCTGTAATAGCTGTAGCAGATTGTAGGACCAGTGACGTGTTTTTATTTGCAACAAAGTAAGCTACCCCCGAACCAAGCACCTGCTTGTTGGAGTAGAACCCATTGACGCCAGCTGGTCCTGTAATCTTGTACAGCCTTTCGGGTAATACTGATATGTTTATTGTTACTGAAAACATTATGCTTGTATTGAAGAGTAAGCTATCACTACACCGTTCGCAGGGTTAACATCCCAGTTGGCGCCATTCATGAACACGTTAGTATAACCTGTCAGTCTGGTTGAGCCAAGAGCATTTGTGTACACTATCGCACCCACACCAAAGGTACTAAAATCATAGTCAGAAAACAAGGATACAGGTGCTGTATTCGCCATAGTCGCAGACTCAGCAGAGCTGTTACCATAACCACTACCTATGTACCTGTATATCGTTGGCGCTGTTCCAGCTGCTGTTACGATACCGTTACACTGAACACTGTCCGTAGCTCCACCACCAGCAAGACTGATAATCCTAGCTGAGTAGCTTGCAGGACTCAGACCAGCTTTCATCCTAACCCAAACAGTATTTGCGGCGAACGTTCCTCCAGCGGTATACGCCAGTGTTAATGGACTAGTACTAAACCCAGTACCGCTTGATGTCACAGAACACTCAAAGTCAGCATTAGGCGTAATGGTTACATTACCAGATGCTGGAGAAAGAGCTGATGCTGTGATGTTGAACGTCTGAGTTGGTGAAGGACCAAAACCCTGCTGGTATGTGAATCCAGAAAGTACATCCGGGCTAGCGTCCATGAATGGAGTAGCTGAAGCTGTGACTGTTCCGCTGACAGCAACCGTGTTAGAGGTTGTGCCATTGCTTATTGATATATTCTGAGATGTGTATGAACCTACAGATCTACCAGACTTCATCCGTACATGAACCGTACCGGCAACTGATGTTCCTGTGTATGGGAATGTAACCGAACTAGAGAAGGCTACGTTATCTTTAGATACCTCAAAGTCTGTTGCTCCGGTGATTGTAATCGTACCGTTGATAGATAGATTAGCGCCAGAGAATGTAAAGCTCTGTGACGCAGAAGGCCCTGCTCCGAACGTATAAGTAAACGCCAGAGACGTAGGTGTTCTGGTTAGTGTTGGCGCTACTGTTGTAAAGTTATAACTTGCACTTGCCAGCTCCATATCCTCTAGAACGGTGTTCTTTGGATTCAGATACATCTTTGGCATATAGCACAAGAACTCCTCGTGATAAGGATCTACACCCCCGAGCACGCGCAATGGGATGGTCGATGCGTAGTTATATTCAGTAGGGCTCTTTAAGTAGTTTAAGATATCCTGACCAGCCTTACGGAAGTACTTGGACATCTTGTTATTCGATATAGGGAACAGTCCATTCACATCGTACTTAACCCAGCTTCCTTTGTTGGCATCAAAGAATACCACAGCTCCCTTCCATTCGTAGGCGCTCTCAGGATTGATAGTCCCGTAACTTCCCTTCATTACATTGATATTTCCTATTACCCCAGTAGTGGAAGCAAGGAAAGAGTTACCGTTGTTATCAAACACCTGAGCTTCTCCTATGTACAAGGACGCCGTCTCTTGCTCACCAATGGCCAGCATAACAGTACCTTCGTACTGAACCTTAGATGTTAATACCAACCTATTAATCTGTCCAAGATCTGTTGGCAGACTGGTTTGGGAGAGAACCTCAAAAGTACTAAGACCGTTAGTCTTTGTTCCAGATAAAAACACGTTTGAATAATATATCGTTACTGGCTTATTTACACTTTGCGAATTGATAATTATATTAGTCCTACCAATGTCTGTGTTCCAGTTCTTCCAGTATTTATCGACCGGACTCATGGCTTCCGCCAAATGGGTTGATGGGATAGTTCTTTCTAGTATGTATGAATCTCCTCTAAACGAACCAGAGATGACACTGAACTTCCTATGACCTTCTCCGGGGTTATCAATCTTGTACACCTCACCCACTTCATAGTACGGTTCTAGAGCACTAGCCATGTATGGTGTGTAGATCTCAAACATGGCAGCAAACGGAGAGGACACATTACCCAAGTCCCTAAGCTCAACTATGATATAATCACCATACGTATCTTTTACGGCTAGATTATACGTAGAGCCTCCAGAAACATACAGCTTCATTATGTCACCTTCTTGGAAAGTGTAACCTAAGCCATTAGCATACAGTCCAGTAACCTGAACGGCTATACCAAAGTCAGTCGGATCGTAAGTATTCTTAACTGTTCCGTAAGCCCCAGTAGTAAGGTTTTTAGGTATGTAGTGTATAGAGTTAGCTCTGAGCTGAATAAAGAACGAAGTCCTCTGACATTTAGTTCTAACAACAGAATAGTGTGTAGCCCATACTGGGATCTGAGCTGTAGGGTTGTCGTTATTATTCAAAGACCAGTTGATCTGCTTGATAAACTCAAGAGAACCATATGTCCTATCAGGCGTTACCGCTTTAATCGTATCGTTAGTTATCACACCACCCTTACGTCCAGCCTCGTCGTAGAACACGATTCCAGCCCTATACGTGGCGTCTGTTTTGAATATCAATGATCCGGCTATAGACACAGGAGTTACGCCAGTCACGTTGACCGTAGGCCCGTAATAGGCCAACTGGTAGATGTCTGATACGGGTATCGAAAGATAAAGCGCAATAGCATTTATATTGGCGCCAGCATAAGTCAATGTTCCAAACGCCACATCAGTTGATGGGATTGGAGTAGTAGGCTGTGATGCCGGAACGTAATAGCCCGGGTTCGGGGATATATCATTTATGAGCAACCAATATCTTGTATAGATAATACTACCCTGCCTGTATACAATCCTATACCACTGACCCTGAGCAGTTGCACTACCAGCCGTAGCTGTAGATATCACCAGAGATGTTGTAGTCGGATCATCATAACCGTCAACAGTGTTACCTAAAAACAATCTGTTCTTAGCAACCTCTAGAGTCTTAGCAGTCCTAGGCACAGAGTCAAAAGGCTTAACTGCATCTGACGGCGCAACAGCTACACCTACAGTGTCGCCATAATACCTAAACGTCAAAGCGGTTCCTGAGTTGTGCGCCGTAAAACCGTTAGTAAATGTCTTAACAATAAACACACTACCGTCTAGCTTATATACAACTCCCACCTCAACCTTGATGACATCCTGCTCAATAGTCTGAGTCAAAGGAATGGTAACATCTATAGCGTTAAGAGGACTGTAGTTCTGCAGCTTAGACATAGGGGAGAACGTACTGATCTCGTTATCTCTGTACACAAATCTGTACACGAACTGCACAGACATAGACTTGATAAAGTTATTTACATACCCAGCATCGGTAACGTTAACAGTAGTCAACGGAGCCCACGGCTGAGGGCGTATAAGGCCTATTACAGACTGTTTAATGGGTGTTGTGTATGGAAGTACACTTGTAGGATAAGCTGCGTTATTGAGCTTTAAACCGGCCTTTACGTTAATCCTGCGTGGAGGGTTAACTCCGTCGGTCCAGTAAAGCATGTCGCCGACAATAGCAGCTGAGTGTATAAATGAACTAAAGTTTAACCCACCAGTAACCTGTGAGTTTAACAGTACTGGCCAGACTACATCTGTGTCTGCTTCGTAACAGTAGATTCCGTGATTACCAGCTGCGTTATAGTTGAAGAAGTACAACCTTCTGTTCTGGGTGTCCTCGTAGGCGCCTATAGTTATATCGGCTCCTGACAAGACCTCTAGACCCTTGGCTTCGTTGCCCTCAATGTTTTCTAATCTCCCGACCCGCCCATTTTCACTGGTCGTAAAACGCATGTTGACAGCATTCAGATACTCGTTAGTGTCAAGTAACTGATATGCGTCGTCGTTATTAATACCCTTTATGAACAGCTTCTTATTGATCATTAATTCTTTATTGCTGCGTTATATGCCCTGCTTAAACTTCTTCTGATATCCATTGTATCGATACCGTTCATCCTAGCTCTCAGTATCCTTAAGGCGTTGTAATACTCATCCTTGGCTACTGCTCTTTCTGACAGGTTATACTGCCTTCCGTGCTCTTTAAGCTTCCAGAAGATGTACGCCTTAATAGTTTCAGAGGCGTATGGATGTATAGTTGTAGTTGAATCTGTAGTCAAACCATCGGTAATATAATCCATTGTGATTGTGGTACCGGTATAGGTTGTGTCTAGTTGTATCTCATTTCTTTCTCTAATGACCGTGAATGAGTTGGGAAAAGTAGGGACGCTATTAAAGGCACGTCCTTTAAATTCGCCATACGAATTAAGATACGTAGTTCCCCAGAAGCCTTGCCAGTCGTAGGGTATACCAAACTCTTCCTCAACGCTATCATAAGGTATCTTGTTTCCGGATGCATCGAACTTGTTTAATCGGTTATAGGTATCCTTCTCTCCGTAGTAATTAATATACTGCCCAAGTTCGTCACCAATCCTTATAAAGTCTACATAGTCGCAAGGTATGGTCACAGCCTTATATGAGTTAACCGTAAGCCTTACACTCTTAACATTCCTGAGGACGTCAAAGTTTAAGTTCCTTACGGCGTCAATACCATACTGTAAGAATTGTAGATAAAAGTGCATTGGATAGCCCTTATCGGCTAGTGCACTTCTTACTATATTGTCAAGAGTATATACTTTCATTAGTCGTTATTGATTTTGTCAGCAGGAGGAACCTGAGCTAGTATCTCGAATACTTTTGTTACTACCTGTATCTCTAGATCAGCAGACAGTGGAAGGAGATCGTAATCCCCGAGCTGGGCCATATCGACGCCAACCAATCTAAGGTAAACGTTGTTGATACCAAGACCTACCAGATCCTTGGTGAATATCACATCCTTACCTACAACCTCATAACCGATCAATCCACTCAGGTCTCCTAGAAGAGTCTGAGGTTTAATGATTCCATAAAGACTCGTAGGAATAGGTACAAAAGGCTCATCAATCGCATCCACCTTCGATATGTGTAACACACCCATATTGCGTGGTAGGCTGACAGGTATAGCTGGAAGAGTAATCTTGCTTTTGGTTTTGTATGTTGATACTGGTACATTGTCGTATGAGAATATCATAGCATTGTTAGGTATCGTATCACCTTCCGGTACGTTGACAGCAAAGTGATCCGCCTTCAACACCTGATTACACATCTGCTCAACAAGGAGCTTGATGTCATTCTTGTGGACTCTAGCTGAAACAATCGGATTGCCAGCTATCATTCTTTGGATCTGTTCTATTATTCTACCCTTTGTTGAGCTCATTGTCCTTGTCCGTTTTTAAGTTCAGCAAACTCTACAATATCATTTGCAGAAAGATTGACACCAAGATAAGACAGAGCGCCAACGATTATATTATTGATATCATCCTGTTTCCATTCAAGCTGTGTGGATGTTCCACTGTTATAAGTCACAACCCTACCCACCTGAGTATATCCAAATACTGGTTTAACAGGGCGCCTTAAGTAATATATTCCACCACTCTGTGCAGACTCTGGGAAGAGCTGGATCTGATTGTTTTTATTCATGATGGCAATCGGATCGTCAGAAGTAACTGGTATAACCTGAGACTCTAACCTCTCGATAAGCTCCTCTTCGTTCAGAACCTGAACAGCTGAGTACACATTCCTAGCAAGTGTTGCATTGTATACTGTTGTATACAGGCTCAAAAGGTTCATAAAATTTGCCGGCAATGTTATAACACCTGTTGAGCTAATGGCGCCACCTGAAGCAAATGTGAACTTCTCCTTGAATGGCGAAAGCGAATCGTCTATCCTCTGACTCTTCCAGTATGTCTGACCCTGCTGAGCTGACTTGGGGTTGTTAAAGTATGTATTGAATAAAGCCATCTGGCTTATATCTAGAACACGATCGATCTCGTCGTGTGTAACAAAGCCCTGCTGCTCCTTGTCTAGGATGATCAGAATATTGTTATGGATATCATTGATGTTCATTTGAATCTATTGTTAGGTACGTTCACAGTGAGTCCGATCTGCGATCCGTCTCTCCAGTTCTTATCGTTTATATAACCCTTAGGGCTATCATTCTTTGCATGTCTGGCAAAATAACTTTTCACCTGCCCCTCAGTCTTGCCACCTTTTAAACCCCACTTGCCACGGTGCTTAGGTTCGCCTCCTCTGATAGTCATCTCCCGACCCGTCTTAGGATTGGTTCCATTTGCAACCCATGCTGTCTTACCGTCTGTTGATTTACTTACTTTAAAAAGGGCCATCTTACCAAGTATTTAGCTGACAATAATAAAACCAGTATTGATATAACTCCCCAGAACTTTAGCTTCCAAGAGTTGGCTTCAATCTTTTCTTTGAGTGTCTTAGCCTCTGAACCTGCTATCTTTAATTCTAGAGAGTGGATAAGACTGTCTCTTTGCTTAACCTCAGAAGATAATACTTCTTCCTTGGCTAGGTCTCTTATGTTGTTGGTTACTGTTGTAATCCTGTATACGATGGAGTCGCTATTCGAATATGTTAATACCCCCGAGCTGACCCTAATTCGTGCACGGTTGATGGTTGTATCGAAGTCCTTGCAAGGAACATCTTTAAATACTATTGAGTCTTTGTAGACTACAGAATCTTTTGTCTTGTATATCTTAACTGTATCCGCCTTGCAGTAGTTTCTTTTGATAACTTCCTTGGCGATAATGTCAAACTTCTTCTGATCTTTTAACACCTGCTTTACTGGGCTGCAAGATACGAACAGTCCCAATAAGATCATTTTAATTACACTGTCAATCCAGCTGTCCTTAGACATCACGAAACCGAGACCTATTGTTATAGGAGCTATAGCTTCAGACCAGCTAACGCCGTGAGTGAATACACTAACGATAGCTACCGTCATCAGGATCAACCCAATGGCGGTGGTCTTCCAACTACTGACTCTGTTTTTTATCTCTTTTCGGGACATCGACTTCTTCAGGTTTTACGGCAAACATGCGTTGAGGATAGAACTGCTGTTCAAGAACATCCATTCTCTTTTCCAGATTCTGGATTTTGATCTGCACTTGAGCATTGGACTCAAGAAGACTCTTGACATCACTTCGAATCTCTGTTATGAGATTCCAAGATAATATACCAAAGCAGCTTATCAGTCCGGGCGTAAGCCAAGATTTAATCCTATCCTCAACGGGTACGTTTGCCATTTGTTAATCTTTAAATACGCTAAGCAATTGAGCCTTTGCTAATACTGTTAATGATTCGTTGTTCTTGATGAACTCCTTCAGTGTAGACAGGTCACTAGCGTCGAGGTCCAGAGTTTCGCCATTGTAGCATTTCTGTGCCCAAGTGAACAGCTTAAGAGCGTCACCCTTGTTGGCGCTAGCCAGTTGTCCAGAGAGAAGCTTACCGAGAGTAATTGGTTTGTCGTCGACATCCTTAACAGCTACGCCATCAAGACCGACCAGTTGTTTGTTGAAATCAAGCATAGTAGAATATTTGTACAAAAATACCAAATATTCAAGTATGTCTAATTAATTCTGAGGTACAATTGTAACGCCGATTACACCAGCGATAATGTCATCAACATAGCTATTATCTTGTCCCCAAGCAGCAAACTCGTCTTCGGTCAATGTGTAGTTGCCAACAAGACAATCTTTGCCTTCTGCTGTTTTAAGCCTGTAGTAAGTTCCTGCTGTAGTTGCAGCTGTAGTAAATGGGAGGATTGTAACCTCGAGTTCTGTAGCGTCCCCTAGGATCGGGAATGTAATTGGTTGGATCTGTGCCATGTTATTATACAATTTTGAGTGTGCCTAAGTCATTCCAAATATCTCCTGCAGCAAGTCCGGTAGCTGATGTCGGGAGGCCTGAAAGCTTTACAGCTCCTGTTACCCTCATAGTGCCGCTTACCTGCAGTTTTTCTCCTGTCGGACTCGCGGTTCCTATTAACACAGCTCCATTGAAGTAGTTCTTGTCGTCTACTCCTGCCTGATATATACCCCACCTGTCGGTCATCGTTATTCTAGCAGTACCCCATTCGGTTAGATCGTTAATTCTGATACCAGCGAAGTCTGTAAATGTGGTAACTCCTGTGCCAGTTGATGGATAGCATCCTTGTATAAGGAGTCCAGCTGCTCTTGATATTGTTCCGTTATTGTTTCCTGCACTCTGCATCTGAATCTGCATACCAGAAAGAGCTCTTGGTCTACTTCCTCCACCAGCTCCGTCTGGTAGTGTTATAGTTCCAGCTGTGTCAAACTGTAAGTTGGCTACAGATATAGATGCTGCCCATAGTGCATCGCCTACAAGCGTTGTGTTTCCGTTAAATCTAAAGTAATGGAATCCAGAGTTAGCTGCATATACAGCACCAGCTACACCTTGTGTTCCTGCGGGGATGTTTAGTACTTGTGAACCAAACACACCCATTGTGTTAGCATTTGCAAAGGCACCTGTAGTAACTGTATGACTTACAGTAAGCTTGCCATTGAGTAGGTTCTGAGCTGTTCCTGATCCATATAATCCGTATCCAGTATTGTTTGACCACTCTATAGAGCGCCAGTCTGCTGCTGTGAGTGTTGGGTTGATATAAAGCCCACGAGTTGTCCCGTTGGCGCCGCCTGTTTGGTTGATTGTAGGTCTTACATACAGCGAGGTGAATGGAGTAGATACAGCTGTATTAGGGTTGAATTGACCAATAATTTGAACCAGTCCACCTTGTTCAGCAGTTGCCGTAACTTGATTATTTATATTATTAGGTCTACCTAGGTTTAAATGGAATATACCAGTTGATTGTGTTGTTGCTTCCTTGTGACCAATGAATAGACCACTTACGCTTCTTGAGATACCACCATTAACTCCTGTTGATGGGTGAATAAAATTATTATTACCAATTTCTATTAATGCTTGGTCTTTTATAGAAACTATCTTTCCGCCATTTGGCCTTACTAGGTCTAGCAAAAAGTTACCGTCTTCTGTGTTTGTTGGAGCTACAACCCTAACTGGTCCACCAGCGACTCTAACGATACCAGTAACCTGCAACCTGTCACCAGTATCAGCATAAGTACCACCATTCTGTATAACCAGATTACCGCTGTTGTACAGCCTCATGTTCTCCGTCATGGTTACGGCAGAACCTTCTGCTACAATAGCAGCTGAAGCTGATAACCATCTATGGTCTGCCTCTACAACGTATGAAGATCTTGGGTTAGCTTGAAATCCTATACCAGAAAGATATGCGTCAGCTGTAGATATAGAGGCTGGATATACAGCATAGTTTATAGACATACCACCACTAGAACCATTTGTTCCAATGTTTGACATGTTACCGGAAGAGTATGTTGACCGAAGCACTACTGAGCCTGCAGTAGCTTGTGCGTCACCTGCGGTAATTCGATTGGTTACTGTTAATACTCCTGCTATTGATGTAGCATCAGTTATCTTGGCAGTTCCGACCACCTGAAGACGCTCTGTGGTGTCTGTAATAGCGCCAATAGTGAAATTGCCATTTGTATGAAATCTTCCACGTTCAGCAGCATTAGCTGAAAATGTAAGCACTCTGCTTGTGTGTGCATATACATCCATCGCACTTGCAGATACTTGTATATACCCCGTAGAACTATTAGCAGTTAGTGTACCAAAAGATAAGGCACCGCCAAGTTGTACGTTTCCGCTTACACCTAATTTCCAAGTGGCATTTACCGAATTAGTTCCAATTCCCAAGTTGTTACTTGCAGCATCCCAAAAGAGATTACTGCTACTTCCTTGAGAACTAGCTCCGGTCCAGTATGCTACCTGACCTGATACGCCTGTTGAACCAGACAAGCCTGAAAGTGTGTAGTTCGGGACGTTTAAAACTCCAGCCGAATATGTTGCTGCCCCCGAGCTGCCAGTCGTTGTCAAGCTAATAGCCGCCCTAGCTCTAGCATCTGTGTAATAAAGATTAGTTCCCTCTGCAATATTTGTTGTAGTCAGTGTAACCGCACCAGTCAGACCGTTAACGCTTGTAACGCCACCAACATATGACGGGATATTCAGAATACCGTTAACACTGTCATAAGTAGAGGCGCCACTGGTACCAGTAGTTGTAAGAGTGATAGCAGATCTGGATCTAGCGTTTGTAAAATATAAGTTAGTTCCCTCAGTGACTTGAGTCGTTGTATAGTCACCAGCTTGGGAAACTACCGCTCCAGTCCTTCCAAAGACAGATGTTACACTACTTACAGGAATAGCCTGACTAGACAGGATACCACTGGCGTCTGTTACGACCATCCTTACTCCCGAGCCGGCAAGGCTTGTAACCGTTGCGCTAGAGCCTAAAAGTATAACATTCGATCCACTCAGCGTAATAGGCTGGCTGGCCGTATCAAGAAGATTCCTAGACTCCATCAATCCGCCATAAGTTGCAGAGTGGTATGGATATATATTTATCCTACCGGATGTTGATGTGATAACTTGACCAATAAGTGAATCACCAACACCTAACACATTCAACCTGTAGCTACTACCGGAACCGCCAATAGATAGGTTTCCAGTTGATGTATCATATAGCAAAGAGTTTGAACCTGTTAAATTTGATGCTGAATCCCATATAGCAACCCTGCCAGCTACGCCAGACCCTGTCATATACGTGTTAGAATCAAGAGTACCATTAGCCTTCATAAACTGATTAGCAGTACCGCCATTGATAACTACACTGTTAATAACAATACTACCACCTATGGTGAACACGTTTGTAAAAGGATTATAATTAAGATCATTACCTCCATCAATCAATAAAGACACATTACCTGCAGAAGATACTAGAGGTATATAATAACTGGCGTTAACGTTTGTATTGGCTATTGTTACTGTTGCTGCGTTTCCTGTTATGCTTATTGGCCATGTGCCAGTCGGTGTTCCCCCGAGCGTCAGCGAACCTGTGCTGGTAACCGTACCACTAAGTGTAAGACCACCATAACCACCCGTACCGCTTACGCTTGTAACAGGTATAGCCTGTGTAGACACTAAGCCTGCAGCATTAGCCACAACCATCCTAGTGCCTGTACCAGCAAGTGACTGAAGCGTAGAAGAACCTTCTACGACTAGACCAGCCTTTATGAGTATATCAGAAAGAAACTTCATATTACTTTTTTATAACTATCCTGTATTGATTGGATGTTGCTACAGATCCAAGAGTCACACGAACTACATTAACAGATGTCCTTCTGATGTCGGCGTAAACAGTATCTCCTGTTGAGTTTTCGTACAATTCAACCTGTACGTTTAGGCTATTCAGTCCGTGGGTTATATCGTATGCTGTATTTACACCATCGCCAAAACTTACAGAGAAGTTTCCTGCGGATATCTGTGCTGCGATGTATGCAACTAAATCTGTTTGGAGTGTTAGAACACCCCCGATCCCGCCCCATACCGCACCGGGGAAGAATGAAGAAACATTGTAAGGAGGTATAGGTAGATTAGTAGGAACGTATGCAGGTATCTGGTTGCCGTTTAGAACCGCAATAAGGTCCTTAAGGTCTGTGTAGATACCAGCCATGTCAGCAACCTTAACCTTGTCTAGAATGTGCTGTAATAGCGTCTGAGCATATTCAAAGTCAGCCTTAAGTTGGGCGTACTCTAAACATGTATCGACAGCGTTATTGAGTAGCGTTTTTAACGCTGATATGTCTTGAATGATCTGTGTAGGAGTAGGAGGTGTCTGGGCATAAGTAGCCAGAGATTTGCTTACTGTCTCCTGAATCGTCAACCAGTTGTAAGTGGTATGACTATACAGTAAAGAAGATGTAAGACCTATTGTATAATTGGCGTCATAATACTGTCCGCCGAAGACTAATGTAAATGTAGAAGTAGAACCAGTAATAGTTCCTGTTGGCGTACTTACAGCAGTCCATGCTCTAGTGATGGCGCCACTTGTATAACCTGCCTTAGCATAAGAAGTATTATCAACATACCTAAGCAGTGGAGTGAATACGTCAAAGTCTTCAGTAAGTACAAGTACCGGTGCGACATAATCAAATACGTATGTTCTGGTAAAGTTTGTAGAGAAGTATCCCGGAGCTGTAGCTGTGTACACAATTGTATATGTACCGCATTGTACGCCCCCCGAACTGTCAAGTGTTAGTGGAAAAGAAAAGGAGCCTCCTGCAGCTGTTATATCTGGAGCAGAGATGTTGCCAGTTCTAGTGTATCCATCTGGTTGGGTAATTGCAAATATACCCACAAGGCCCACAGGCGTGGACGCAGTTGTATCTGTAAGGACAAGCGCAGGGGCTCCCGTCAAATTATACCTTACGCTGAAAGATAAATCGCTTATTACCATTATGCAAATATCATTATGTGATGAGTATTTGTGAATAAAAAAAGACTATGAAAAAGCCCGATGTAGAAACATCAGGCTTAAACCAAACAACCGAAACTAAGTTTATTTCTTTGACTTCGATTGCAAAGTTTGATAGACCTTTTCGCCCTTAGGACTGCTTACGCAATAACTAATGAGCTCTTCTATATGATCTGATCCGGTGGTTCTAGATACTGTGAGGATTGCCTCCCCATTAGGCCAAGCAAACCTAGCCTGCTCTGCGTCGAAGACTATAACACTCTTCTTAATAGCCCTATTGATAGTTGCCTTCATCAAAGCCTGCTTGTTACCAATCAAGTCAAGGAATGACTGTGGATCGGTATCAGCAAGAGCTTCTAGTTTATTCCTCAACACCTCAAGCTTGTCTGTGTCGTCTTGACCCAGTGCTGCGATATAATTCCTAACCTCTTCTGCAGTAAGATCTACTGCAAGGTTAAGCGCCTCACGCTTGATGTTCCTCTGCTTGCTTTCCTTCTCACTCTTAGCAGCCTCGTCAACAAATTCAAATATTATCTCCTTGCTCTCGTCACGCTTTGGATTAGATCCATTGTAGTTACAGATAGACAGGTATGTGTGAATCTCCTGATCTGCAGCTCTACCGCCGACAAGAATCAAATGTCCGCCCTGTGATGCAAAGAAATAGATGTCATGAAACAAATGTGATCCGTCAGGGTTGACAGACTTTACAGCAGCGATAGAGACATACTCTTCCTTGATAGGATCGTAGATCTCGTCTGTGATTGGAACATTCTTTGCTGCTGGGATGGCGAACTTTCCGGGTTCCCATGGGTGTGGCTGGATGCCATTAACACGATAAACGACTTGCTCTCCGGGTTTAAGCTTTGTAGATTCAATGAGTTCGGGAGAGACGTTGTTAAATAATTCTGTTCTTTTCATTGTGGTTTGGTTTAAATAAGGAGAGGTCCATTAGGACCCCTCCTGTTTGCTTATTTTAGTTTAAACGCATTTTGTGCGTCAAGCATTTCGAGACCTTGAATTGAAGAGTAGTGCAACTCCAATACAGAGCGCTCGTTAGTTGGCGTAGGAGCCAGACCGCCGAGAACGATCTCACGATATTTGAAGTCTGTGTTACCTTCAAGCATGTATCTTACTTGCATACGATCTTCTTGACCACCGTCAACAGTCTTCACCTTAGTGTATGGTACACCGTAGGCTGCATCCTTAGCGTTATAACCGCCAGTGAAGTTGATGATGTTCTTGTGATCCAAGATTGGAAGGTGCTTCTTGTAGAAGGTAGTACCGTAGATCTTGATCTTGTCGATACCCAACTCGATGTCACGACCTTCGATCTGGAACCTAGCAGCGCCAGAGATACCAGCACCGGCAGTGATACCAGCATTACCGAGGTTGTTAAACACGTCATCCCAAAGGATGTTCTGAGCGGTACCTACGAAGAGGAAGTACTCTTTTGGTGAGCGGTTCCTGTTCAACAACTGAATCAAAGCCTTGATGTCAGCGAGAGCAAGAGTACCAGCAGTCAACAAGCTGATGTCAGAACCGAGGGTAGTGATGTACTGATCAAGACCCATTGTGGTTTGAACTGGCTTGCTTTCTGCGTCAACCAGACCGGGAGATGCAGAAGAGAAGTTAGCAGCACTCTTACGACCGAACATCATTGCAGCTGCGATATCATCGCGGAACTTCAACAAAGCGTCGTGCTGACCCTTGTACATGTAGTATGGTTTGCCTTGGAAGTCAACCTCTACTTTAGAAGCCTTCTGTACGTCGGTAACCTCGAACTTGCTCTTGAAGATCTGAACTTGGTTAGAGTACTTAGTGATACCATACCTCTTAGCGGCAGGAGAAAGAGAACCTTCACCATTAGCGTTAGAGAAGAAAGAGATCTTGTTTGTAGCAACGAGAGTCAAGTTAGTAGCATCGATGCTCTTTACTACGATGTTGGTAGTAGCAGCCTTAGATACAACGTAACCTACCTTACCATCAGGGAACAATACCAGTTCGCCAACATTTACGTTAGCGTAAGCAGTAGCGTCGATGGTTGCAGTAACTTGAGTAGAAGCAGAACCGGTAACAGCTGAAACAGTACCGAGAACATACATCTCTTCGTTTACGAAGTGGTGGTATTCAGGAACGCTGGTTGGCTTAGAACGGCCAGTCAGCTCCATGATGTCCATGAAGGAATACTCTTCGTTTGTGATGTCGAGAATCTTATTGAGGATTTCCCTTTGATCGAGGAAATCGATAGACGAAACGTATTGTTTCGTGATTGAGCCTAATTGTGGCATAGCTTTTGGGTTTTAAGTTATTTTGAAATACCCCTTGATGCAAAAGCCTGAAGTAGCGAGGTCCTAAAGTCCCCCGAACCCTCAGTATTAACATCTGGGACTTGGTTAGAACTTGGGTTTCTAATTTCTTTTGTCACCTCTGACCTTCCTAAGGTCTTTCCATAGTTGATGAGCGCACGCTCAAACATCTCTGGATTCTGAGAGTATGCTGCGGTTTTGTACCACCTAGCATAGTCCAACTTACCGTCGGGAGCGAACTGACTAAAGAACTTTTCATTGTCAATGGTCATGTTAAACAGCGCATCCGCTTGAGGAATCTCGTAATTGAACTCACCGTCTGGCGTATTGATGGTAATCTTCTTGTTACCTAATACGCTTTTGGTTATGTCATTACTTAATACCTCTTGCTCAAACTGTTGCATTAGTTCGGCAGTGTTGTCGCCCTCGGGTTCCGGAGCCCTAAAGCTTTGCTGCCAATCTAGGTACTGACTACGAAGCTTGGTTGCCTCTGACTTGAGCAACTCTCTGCCCAGTTCAGAATCTTCCTCGCCCCATTCGTCTTGGTCTAGCTTAAACTTGTCCACCACCTGTTGCTTATAAAGCCTATCAAAGGCTTTGTCGCTAAGGTCAGAATACTGCTCACGAAGACTACGTCTCATAATCTCCTCGTCAGACATCTGTGTGAAGTCTACAGTTTTAGCTTGCAGATATGGAGTTAAATCACCAGTCTTTTCATAGAACTCTACAACGCCCTTGATGAAGTCATCTTTGAAATTCCTTACAGGTTCAGGCGTTGGTGCAGGGGTCGGTTCGGGAGTCGGTTCTGGAGCTGGCTCTGGAGATGGCTCGGGAGTTACCTCTGGAGCTGGAGCCGGCTCATTACCTACGACCTTAAAGTCATCTGCGCTTACGTTATTAAAATCTATCATTTGTTTGGTTTTAGCAAAGTTGATACACTAGTTTGAAATTAGTTCAAAATTTCGGGTGTGACGTCTTCGGTTACTTCGATAGGTTCGGGAGCAGGAGCAAACCAACCATTGTCATCCATAAATTGTTGGTCTTTTAGAAGCGCTATCTCTCCTTCTGTAAGAACGCTGGTTTGGTCTTCAGGAACCTGTAAAGCAGATTCGCCATTAGTAGGATGGTTAATCCAGCTAAACCAATACAAGGTTACATCACCTGTACATCCCTGTTCTACAGCTATCTGACTGCTTGCGTCAATGGCATCCTGCTCACTGGCAAAGATTAAATAAAGCATATTAGTATATTTTATAATAGTTGTTTATACTGTTGTTGATTGGAGGCAGGTTAGCTGAATTGTCAAAGGCGTACAATATCATCTCAGGAACAGAGCATTTTGAGTATTGATTAATGCCAGTCCTAGCATTTATCCTATTAAATACGTTTGAAAACGCTGTTTCAGCATGCGGAACCATTACTAGATTATTGCCATTTATCTGTATGAATCCTTGGTTAGTGGCATTTATATATCCAGTCATTAGTATGTAGTCATTATTCTGATAAGGGTTTGAAATGAACGAGCTTGATCCATTACCTATATAAATACCTCCAGTTCCGAATAGTATGGGGGTATAAGGGCTTCCGCCTAAAGCATTGCTTGTCGTGAACCAAGCAGATCTATCAGCATTAGCGTCTTTTTTCTGTGGATAGAATGATGTAAACTGTGGAGCTGTCAGATCTGCAAACGACATGAAGTCGTTAGTTCCATCGAATATCAAAGAAGGTTTACCTCCAAGCGTATCCACATCCCCAGCATTAACAATACGTGGTTGTGAAGCTGCTGTTGCCTGTGTGGCATGTCTACCAGTTCCACTCTGATCGTACCATGTGGTGACAAATCCACTGTTTGCTCCTACAAATGAGGTCAAAGCAGCAAGATCAAGATCACCTCTGAATGTACCAAAGATGTCTCTTTCTACGTTATCAGAACTACGTCTCACCCTAATCAATGGTCCTGTATAAGCAGAGCTCAAGTTACGCAAAGAATAAGCTGCTGATGCTCCAGAATAGGAATCAAGCAATGCTGTTCCATTTCCTTGCCAGTAGGATTGATAAAATGAGTTTTGGTTAGAGCTAATGCTTTGATACAAAGTATTCTTTGTTGGGTATAGCATAAGCTCTTGAATATCTCCACTAAAGAAAGACTGATTTACGACAGAGCCTATTGCTAATGGCACGTTGACTGGAACCCAAGATGGAATTGCAGAAGAAGATTCTAGTACACCTCTAAAACCAATTGAACCAGTTCCAGACCCAGCATTAGAGAATATTATACTCGACGTTCCGTTAAATACACTATTTGACGCTGTAGATAATATATATGTTGTTGTGCCGTCGTTTGTAAACAATACAGCTTTCCCAGAATCTGGAGATGCAGAAGTTGCTAGGAAAGATGTCCTATTAGCAAGAGCGGTTCCGTCGTGTTGCGCAATTATAGTAGTGCTTACTGTAGACGAAGACGAAACAACAGCATAACTACTAAATTCATTTGTTCTTATTACCGCTGTAGGAGTCAACAACGTATCATCAGTGCCATCAAAGAATATCGAAGGCTTCCCATTCTCACTCTCAACACTTCCAGCATTCACTATCCTTGGTTGACTGGCAGCTGTTGTTTGAACAGCATCCCTTTTAGGGGCAGCAGCTGTTGTGGTGGGTTGATAGCGTAGGAGTTGGCTTGATGCTGAAAACTGAGCACCAAATATCAATATACCACTGTTGAGAGTTGTATTATATGTACCATAAGCAGCTGTTAGTTTTGGTCCAATAATAACTGTTGCTGTAGAGTTTGTTGTTGGAGTGAAAAACACAGCAAGTCTCCACCAACCGTTTCCAGCATTCTCTATTACGTATGGTGGATTGTTTATATTTGCAACGACAGAACCTGTAGTAAGATCTATTAACTGAGTATAATCAAGAAGACCATTGTTTATATCTACAAAAGCAAAATTCCTTTCTGCAGCTTTTAAATAACAAGAAAAAACATAAGTTGTGCCAGCAACCATACTAAGGCTAGTCTGAGTCAATGCTGGATTTTGTGCTGTAAGTCCGTTCTCAAGAATCTTATCAGCATTATTCCCTCCAAATGGATCTACTGCAACATTTTCTGAAACAGTACATTGGCTCTTTGTCCAGCTTGCATTACCAAACGTCTCACTCTGTAGAACAAGATTATCCCCTATTCCACTCTGGTCATACCATTTAGTTACAAATGCGTTAGCGCCATTAATAGGAGATGCTGTTAATGTTGGTACGTAGGATTGAAGAATAGAGCCTGTTGTTAATTGTGCTCCCCAGATATATATCCCTGAGTTAGATACTCCAAGATGAGATGGGGTTGGGTTATTTAAAGTTCCTGTTAATAAAGTGACCTGATATCCACATGCAGCTATTACGTTTATCGTACCAGACACAGAAACTCTCCACCACCCATTACCTGCACTAGTTACAGATGCATTAAAAACAATTCCACCAAAATAACTATCTGATTTGAATTGACCAGTAATTAAATCTACTGTAATACTAAAGTTTGCAAATGGAGATATCGTTCTGTATAAAGTAAGTGATGCTAAATTTCTTTCAGCTGCTTTTAGGTATATTGAAGCATTATTTGACAATGCAGCGGTAGTAAATACAGCAACAGCCTTATCTGATGTTGTTGCGGTCTCGGTAAGTTTATTAGCAGTGAGTGTTCCGTTAGGTGCTATTGTTGAGTTTGCTGTCGCTATTGTACTAGACTTATTCCAAGTAGCATTTGTAAAGTCTTCAGAATAGGCAAGCAAATTCTGTCCCCCCGTAAATGACAACAGAGAAGCTACATCCAAATCACCACTGTATGTACCACCAATATCTGTCTCTGCGTTGTCAGAGCTTCTTCTCACTCTTATTAATGGTCCTCTGTATGAAGAGGATAGGTTTCTTAATGAATAAGCAGCTGCTGCTCCCCCGAACTGATCCAATAACCCACTACTAGCACCAGTCCATTGGGTTTGGTAGTAGGCACCAACATTACGATCTATGTCTGCACGATTGGCTGATCTAGAGGTTCCATAGAGAATAATCTCTTGCATGTCACCAAAGAATGGCGCAGATCCAACTTGATTAGCGCCTATCCTACCAAATGTTGACGGGTATTGAGAAGCTGATAACGGTCCATTATCGGTTTGTACAAATTGCTGTTGTATGGAGTTTTGGAAAATATTAAACAAAGAAGGTGGGTCAAATGATATAGACTGAAGTTTTGGTGTAGCAGACAAGTCTGTGATTGTCTGTCCGTATCCTATAAATAACCCACTGTTAGGTTTTAAAAATGCAACCCTTTCGTTAGTTAAAGCTCCAGTTGTATTTCCTATGAAATACAATATTCGAGTATCGACAGTCGCATTCGCATTAAGTATTCCATAGGCTGCCGTACTTGCAGTAATAGCAGTAGCTGGTGTAAACACAGCAGAAACATACTGATTACCAGTTGTGGTGTATGTTATATCAGAAGCTAGAGATAAGAAATCATCCACACCATCAAACCTTATAGAAGCCTTACCATTCTCTCTCTCTATCACACCTGCATTTACAATCCTAGGCTGTGAAGCAGCAGTGGCTTGTGATGCATCTCTTCTTGATACGGCTGTGGTTGTTGTTGCTTGATAGCCTTGAAGCCATGTGCCGTTTGATATTTGAGCACCGTATATTAAAATGTCAGAAGTGCCTGAACCGTCAGTTCCTGCCAATACAAGCTGCAACCTATTTCCAGATGGCACATAATTGAAGCTAAATCTCTGCCATGAGGAAGTTACTGTAAAAGTTGCGCCAAGTATACCTCCACCAACATATATAGATATAGTCTGATTGGCTCCAGAGAAGCTCTTCATCCATATGCTGTAATTTCTAGATGTACCAGCTGTTACTGATTGGATGAGAAATGAGAAGTCTGAGCTAGTTGTTCCGCCTCCAGTACTAAGCACAAGTCTAGTTGCAGTGCTACCACCGAACGGATCAGTTCCTGCATTAGGTGTTATAACTGGAAAAACGCCAGTTCCACCTTTACCACCAATCCAAGGAGACACCGTGAATGAATTACTCTGTAACAACAAATTCTCCCCATTACCATCCTGTGTATACCACTTGGTTACAAATCCATTTGCTGTGTTTCGTGCTGCTCCAGTTTGTTGGTATGTTTGTGCTGTGACACCTTGGTTGAGTTGGGCGCCAAATATAAGGACATCTAAATTTAGAACAAAGTTTGTAGATATGATAGATTGAAATGCACCAGCAACAGCTACGAAGCTAAAGGTGAATCTCTGCCAATCATTAGTAGCAGTAAATGCACCACTACTTATTACGCTATTACACGCAGCTATCCTAAATGTCTGATTAACTCCTGTGTTTGATTTAACCCAGACAGACATAGTGTATGACTGACCAACTGTCAAGGCAATATTTTGATCGAGCCAGTAAGAACTAGTACCAGTATTAGCCAAGTATCTAGTTGCGTTATTTCCTCCAAAAGGATCAGTGCCTGCGTTCGCTGTAACTGTAGAGCTTGATTTACCCCAGCTTGCTGATGTAAAAGACTCAGATACTAAAAACAAATTCTCATATCCAACAAATGCTTGTAGAGCTGTTTCGTCTAGGTTGTCGCCGGAAAATCCAATATCCTGTTCAGAATTGTCCAGAGAACGTCTGACACGTACAGCTGATCCGCCATACGTAGAGCTTAACTTTCTTAGTGAGAAAGCTGCGGCTGCACCACCGTATGTATCTAACAACGCAGGTGTAGGGGCAGGTGTTCCGCCTCCAGTCAATCTGTTCCAGAGATTAATGAATATTCCAATCATATGAGTGCGACTAGGTTGGTAGCTGTGGTTCCTGTTGAATTAACTCTTGTGCATACTACGGGTAAAATACTACCGGCTTGGCAGTTCTTGAAAAGAACAGCTGTGCCACCACAAACAGCAGTGACGTCGCCAGTAACACCAATGTAAATCCCCCGAGCTGCCAATGTAAAGTTAGTTGAATCAGACGGAACTACAGCGACAGCACTGTCGGCTGGTGACGTATCAAGAGCATCCGTCATGTAGGTACCACGGTCCCTAGTCTTTTTGGGGTAACCGTCCTTTGAAAAGATATAGTCAGGCATTTCTACTTTTTTGTAAAATTATAATTTGAATGATACTTGTCTGTTAAAATTACGCTATGAAACATCGTCAGGTTGACCCATCTTGATTTTAGTCACACTCTTCTTACCCCTGTTCTCAACCTCCTTGGTGGTTACCTTACCAGTCTGGCGCATCTCCTCGAGCTGTAGCTCGAACTGATACTTCATCTCCATTAACTTCGCATCGTACTCTTTCTCCACCTGAATCAGCTGAGACTTAACCTGACCCTCTACTTGGAGAGTTTGTTGTTTAGCCTGCTCGGCAACCATCGCTGATTGTTGCTGAACCTGTGCATTCATCTGCTGGTCCATCATGGCCTTCCTCTCCAGCTCGTCTTTTCTTTTCCTGATCTTGTACGCCAACAGTTGCTGGGCAACCTTTAAGTTATCTGTGTTCTGAATAATAATAGCATCCTCGATGTCTAACATGTTGTTGGCCTGACCGGCTTGGACCTGTTGCATTAACATCATCCGCTGGTCGTCGGTTGGCTTATCCTCCAGATAAATGCCAAACTCATACAACGCCACATTTGAAGACACCTTGAAGAACTGCATCGTATTACCCCCGAGCGCGCGGACATAGCCCTTAACTTCCCCACTGGCAGCCACATCTTGCAACCTTAATATAACGTCATTAGCGAGCGATTCAAGGAGTTTCTTCTCTCCGTTTACTATACCATACAACGCGTTATTCGTGCCCTCCTGTGCCAGCTTTGCCACCGTAGTGAGCGTTCTAGGATCAGGTGTAGACCCGTCCGTCATTTCGTTCATTCCGGTAATGTCTCTGAGCATCTGGATATGATTCTGAATCATCTGCCAGTAGTTCATCGCATCCCTACCTAACCCGTTCTCAAGCTCTTCGATTGGTTTGTAATTGGTCTGCCTACCCTGAGAATCCATCTTCCTATAGACCAATGTACCAGTCTTATTGTAAAGATCCAACACCTTCATTGGTGACATCTTCTTTCCGCCAGCACCCAGTGGAATATCCTCAAGTGCCCCCATCTCAATCATAATACCCTTAGGCCTTGATTGGTTGATAACATTCTGAAGGCGATACCAAGAGATCTGAATAGCGTCGGCGATGGGAATTATTTGCTCCATCATACCGACAGCCCTCATATCCCAGAACTCTGGTGCATATATGTGATAGCTCATCTTGGTATCCATCAAAGAGGACTTGGCCCTCTTCATGTCAGTACAAAGACCGTAGTCAAAGATATAATTTGTATCCATGATCCACTTACCCTTGTAGACAACTTTATAAGCTACCCTTTCAAACTTGTCCTTTCTTTTGTTCCTATCCTCGTACTTAGCCCTAGCGTAAATTTTATTTCCTCTTCTATCTATCCTCTGCTCGTATACGATCTCGTTCACAGAGTAGAACTCTATGTCCAAAACCCGCATGTTGAACTTATCGTAACCTCTGTTGTATATAGAAAGAGACGTCGGCCATTCTCTAGGGTTTCCGTATTTGCCAATGACGTTCTTGGCAATGTCTTCATATTCTAATTCACTAAACTGATTCCCTGCCATCTGCTTTAAATCAGAGATGGTCATGTCAATCACTTCCCCTATATATGCAGCATCCGAGAAGTCGTTCTTCTTACAGTTGTTTATTATTATATTTCTGGGGTTGATGTTCCGGATCTTGATGGCGCCGTTAGAATCTATATATTCCTTATACCCAGCAACACCGTAATCAAACTCATCCTCCCGAACCTTTTCCCTTAACTTGTCGATCTGGTTTTGTTCAAATACAAGTTTAATACCCTGCTCGGCCTCGATGGCCATTTGATGCTTGTGGGTGTATTTCATCTGCATCTCCAGCTCTTCCATATCCTTGGCCTCACCGGGTTCCATCTGCAGAGATGGATCTTCCAAGAGACTAGGATCGATCTTCATCGCCTCTTCTCTCATTAGTATCTTGGCCTTAACCCTAGCAAAGTAATCCTGATTCTCTTCGTTAGCCAGAGAATCTATCGGAGTGGCGATAAGATTATAGTCAACCTTTGAAAGCTTCCCCAAAGCTATCCTTCTGAACTTGGGAACGATAGGAATAATAGACCAGTCGATAGACAGCCAGTTCTCATTCTCGTCCTCATCTATACCCATCAAAGGTCTGTACTTTCCTATGGATTGATTACCTGTGGCGTACTGTTTGTACACCTCATACTTGTATCTGGCGTTATAGAATATCTCGCCGGGGTTATCGTTATTCCATCCGCTCCACGCAGCCCTTGCGAACTGCAGAATCCATTCACGACCCTTTTCTCTTGGGTCGATAAGGTGGGATGGAAAATCGTTGATTGTTGTCATCTTCTTGGTATTTTATACGATCTAAAGTATTCTTTAACCTCCCGAACCTCTGACTTGTCCTGCTTGGTGTTGATAGCCTTCTCGGCCATCAGAGCATAGGACGCAGCCATGGCTATGTCGAACTTGGTTGTATTAGACAGGTCAAACTCCAGCCAGTCTTTTAAAAGATCTTTGAAGTAAACCTTATCTACATCACTGTTAATATACTCCTCCGTCAACTCCGCACCATACTGGTGGCTTCTTGGTGTTGCAGCTATACCCGGAGCCTGACGGTCCGGGAGCCACATCAAAAAGTTACCATATCCTCTCTCGTTGAAGTATCCCAACATTCCTATTTTATTGTTCTCAAACAGTATATGACATCCGTAATATACTGCCATCTTAATCATGTCCTCGTAGAACACACTGACTATATCTGGTCTATGAACGTACTTACAAACAAAGGCTCTGTTATATATATCCTCCCGAACTGGGCTATACTTCTGTAATATAATCCCAGCGCCATTCGATCTTCTGTTATCTTGTGTGGCAGAGTGGTCGATCGGATCGACTCCTCCACAGAAAGACAAGGTGTTATTAGGATACCAAAGGTCGCCTCTTTTGTGTACTTTGTTACTCATTGCCTCCTCCTCGAACAACTTGACCACCTCGAACTTGCCGTTAGCTTGTGGCTCCCACACAACCCTGCTATCTTTTACGCCATTCTCCCAGACAAAGTTACCTCTAGTTGTAACGTTTTCCTTCCAGCTTAGCCTATCAAGTCTTTCGTTTAGTTTCATCGCATCGTAAAGACAATGCTCACCATCAACCCTAAACGCCTCTTCAATAGTAAAGGGGTTCTTTCTTATAATCGAACTCAGTTGTCTGGTGTCGTGGGCAAAGCCCTTCCGCATGTTATTATAATAACTCAAACCCTTTTCACTGTCCTCGTTACCGAACGCATCAAAGAACGTAGACTCATGTGCGCCAAAGAACAATCTATATAATCCAGATGTTGTCCTACCATTGGCGTCCCTGTTTTCCTGATCGGAGTTCTTCCAGATGTCTTTGGGACCGTTACCCGTAACGTCTATATCCTCGATAGTAGATGTTACGAAAGCCTTCCCCACCCAGTTGCCGTCCTGATCCATACAGTACCTAACTACATTCCAAGTATCCCATACGTTAGACCTCTGTGGTTTTCCAAACTCATCGAGGATATATGCATATAATGCATTACCGTCGTAATGAAAGGGCTCAGATGATCCAAAGTTTACTAGACTCCTCAGCTCGTCCCCATCTAACATGTCGTCAGAATTCTTTCCTCTGATCGTTGGTTTATAAAATCTTAACTCCTTCTTAGGTCTGAGACCCTGTGAGGTGTCATAAATTGGTTTGAAAAAGTGTGGTAGGTTTACAAAATAATTAATGATAGTCTTGTTAAATACAAGTTTTGCATCCTCGTCAGTCTTAGACTGAATACCCCCGATCTTATCTAGACCAAGGCTAACCCTATCTAACATCCAAGCTCCGGCGATATAGGTTTTCCCTCCACGCCTTCGTGATACATAAACAAGACCTCCAGCTCTTGGGTCATCCTCTACAGACGCCATACAGTAGAAGATTCTTCTGTCTGTGTTCCTGTAGTCCATATAACCCACGTTCGTAGCACACCAGTTCAAATAGTACCAGTGAGTTCCTGTAATGTAAGTCTCAACGCCGTTGTTCTTAAACCAGTAACCACATCTCCTATAGGTCCAGTGCTTTTCTCTAATCGCCTCAAGTTCGGGGTCAAAGTAATCAGGATCGTCAAGCTGTTTGTTAAACTCCTTCTGTCTTCTTTTATCGTAGTCTTTAGGAAGTAGTAACCTCTTCCACTTTTGTTCTGATTTCTTTGTACTCTCAGAGTGTACCCCTATGTGTACCAACTCCCCAGTCATACGATCAACACCATACCCTACAGGTGGAATCCAACATTCGATCCCCTGTATTATAGTCTTAGTGCCATCCTTTAACGGTTTGTACATTATCGTTTAGCTATTGATTCAGGACTGAGCCTGCGTCTTTTTGTTAGGGAATCTTCTAGTGTGCTGTCTGATCCGGTTAGTTGTGCGTAGTATTTACTCAGCCTCTGGTCGATGTCGTCCATGGCCTCTAGGAGCTTCGTCTTGAGCGTCACCGCACTTAGGGCATCTCTATCTGCATCACCCCCGACCTCGGCCATAATGCGCCTCTGGTACTCGTAGAAGCTCTGCTCATTAGTAACGATCATAGTCCACAGCCTGCTGTTCTGATACTGAAGATACTGAGAGATCATATCGAGCAACTCATCATACGGACCCAGATCAACAGTCAGAGACTTTAGACTTTCGATGTTCCCCTCATAACCAGCTATCTTACCAGCAACGTCCTTTCTTTTTTCTAGGTCTGGGTACAAGTCTTTGATAGGAGATTTAGAGTCATACATTAATATGACGTACCTGATCATCTTATCATCCTGACTGTTAACTAAACTAGCCAGCTTGGGGTATGCCTCAAGCATTGGCTTCTTAACAGTCGGATCAAACTCCATATTTCTATAAACCATTCAATATCTTTTTATATACGTCTAGTCTTTCCTCCGGTCTGTAGCTGTAATTCTTTTTACAGAAGTCATGAAGGTGGTCTCCAGATATCTTTATGCTCGTAGGGTTTTTAACAAAGTCACGGATATGATCAACAAAAGAATTATCTCCAGTAAAATAGTTCACAGGCATACCTAAGTAAGGATCAGCCTTAGAACATACCACTGGCATCTTCAAAGCTGCGTATTCGAGAACCTTAAGATTACTCTTAAGACTGTTGAATTTTGTGTCCTTACTCGGAATGATTCCAATATTACCCTGATAACAGGACATATATTTTTCCACACCAGACCATGGAGTAAAACTATAAGGTATCTTACCGTCGGTAAGGTTCTTAACCAGTATGTCAAAGAGCGGGTTATCGTGATGACCTGCTATGACTACCTCAATGGGCAGGTCCGAAAGCTTTTTCATTGCGCCAGCTATAATAGAAGTATTTGAGTAGTTCATTATAGTACTAGCGTATAACAACCTAATCTTGTCTGTTTTCTGTTTCCTGTACCTGAACTGACCCTTGCCGTAGTTAATCATATTAGGTATGATAAACACATTTGGGTTGATAGGCATAACAACTTCTGCCAACCTCTCGTGGGTACAGATGACAGCATCGGCGTTCATGAGGTGGCTTTGGATATGATACGATATACTCGCCTTGCTCCAGAACTCATACTTGGGGTGGTCTTTACCAACCTCCCACCAGTCGTCTGTATCTACTACGATCTTAAAACCGTACTTAGACCTAAGACTTTTGAGATCTTGTGGACAGAACCTACTGTAATGCAGGATGTCACACCAAGCCAGATCCTCCTCTTTCAGTTCCTTAACGGTCCTGACGTCGGCGTCGATGAGGTTGTTTGGTGTGAATACCCTATGATAAGAAGATCCGTCAAGATCCTTTACGTAAGATAATACCTTCATACAAAGTTATATAGTGGGTTAGTCGATGTAAATAAAAACACCATGTGAATTAAAATAACTTTCCCTCTAATTCCTCGGGTAGAATTTTGATATTATGCTCCATGCCAGACTTGGTAATTATCTTCGTAGCCAGCATGTCCACCTCTTCGTTTGCGTCATTAATATACGAAACCTCTAGTGGTAGGAACGACTCGATCTGGAATGGGTTAATCCATAACTCATTAAAGTATAATCTACCGTCCTCAACAAAGAACTCTTCTAGCTTTGCAAACCTACTCATAAAATATCCTCCAGTTTTGTTTCTTGTCTTCGATTCTATTTACATAAACACTCTCGGTACCATCATTAGCCATGATGTACCAGTCGTTTAAAGGTACGATATAAATGGCAAATATGTCTACCTCTTCTTTTGTATATTTCTGATTCTTGTATTTTCTTAGCCTAGCACGGTAGGTTTTATTTGTCATGGCCGTTATGCACTTGATCTGGACCTTCTTCATGACTCCCTTTACTTCAGCTACCCTGTCGTAGGCAGAAAAGCTTGTGACAGGTTTAGAGATAGATATCCCCCGAGCCCCAGCCTCGATGTCGAAGATCATCTCCGCCAGATTAGATATGTCATTAATATTGGATCTCGTTAGCATATTGTATTGGTAGGAATGCGTTAAGTCTATTAGACACACCTCCGTTGCAGGTTTTTTGTGTAATTGACTCTCTGGTATCGAACTCAAAAACAAACTCTCCTCTGTCATCAGTAACCCTCCAAATGAGAATAACCCTCTCGGAGAGAAGGTTAACGATTATATAAAATGGTGTCCTAAGAGATTCGCTTACTTTAGCGCCGTTGACTAACTTCTCATAGGTTATCAGATAACCTTTCTTTAAATACTCTCTGGTAAGTGGTACGCTGCCAGCCATCTCCCTGCACTTGATCTCTCCAACACCACAGACCTTGTAGTACCCATTCACCAGATGCGCTATGATCACATCAGAGTGTGAGTCCTTTTGCGCCATCTCTACGATCTTATAACCCTTGGACTCGATGATGTCCTGAGTGCGCCTTTGGTGACTGATAAAGGTTTTACCCCTCTCTGTTTCACAGTCCAACATTGTCCCTCCTCTTTATTTGGAGACTATTGATATACTCAAGATAACCTTTAATGCCATCCATGCCACCTTTTTCAAAGGCTTTCCTCATTCGTCTGGTGTGATTAATGGGATGTTGAACCACGTTAGGAACGTTCTGACCTTCCTCAACATAGAACCCAGAGACGGTCTCCTCATAGACCACAGGCAGCCTGCCTGCGATCTGTTTTATATACTTAACATCGGCCTTATTCATATACGTACATTATGTTTGAGTTGTACATGACAAACAGTTTATGACCTTCGATCACATTCTCGAACTTACCGTTCTCCTCAAAGGCAACTTTAGCGCCAACAGGTATTGAAGGGTCGTTAGATGCGAAGACTATACCATTATTCGAGACCTTCTTCTTGAGCATCTCGGGGATAATCAAGGTGGATTTGACCTCTTCCTCAAGAGGTTGGATCAAGATGTGCTCCCCTACTGGATAGATCTGGCCATCCCTGACGGTAGCCAGAGCCATAAAGTAGTCTACTAGAAAATACTCTACGCCTTCGTGTTCAAGAAGGAGCTCCTCGTCCATAAGGATACCGTAGTTGATATAGAGCTTATCCCCGACCTCAACATTGTAAGCATAACCCTCTTGTGGGATAGTACGTGCAGGAATAGAAACAACGTGTCCATATTCTATGGCGTTATGTTCTGGCCTATATGTAGGGTCCAGATATATCTTACCGCCATTGAAGTCCATCTCATCGTTGAACTTCTTATCGACTGTGATAATAATTTTAGTTGGCGACTTCATAATACAAAATTAAGTAATAACCAAATAAAACTGTAATTTATTTATCCTCAGTACTTGACAGCCAGTCCGAGTTCGATAAGTTTCTCGTTGAGATTCAGATCACCTTGATAAACCACAACCAGAGGTCTACCGTACTTGTCGATCTCTTTGGAATAGATAACAACTTCAGTACCAATGTTGTCCTCTACCCACTTCTTGGATACTAATGCTGCCCCCTTTTGGTCTTTCTTTCTCAACTCGGGGGTGTCGATACCATAGAACCTACACTCGGCTTCGTACTTAATTTTAAACCCACAGTCTATAGAGAATACAACGGTATCGCCGTCTATGACTCTTAGAACCTTGGCCTTGTATTTATAATCCATAACTGATATTTTGCGCCAAGGTAACCAATTCTAGCTAGTTTTATCCCAAATTTCAAACTATGCAAGAAAAAGTTCTGGGTGTTCTCCGTCACATCCTCACATTCGCCGGAGGTTTTGTAGTAGCTAAAGGCTGGATAGATGAAAGCTCTGTACAAGAAATCGTTGGAGCACTTGCCACACTGGTTGGCTCTATCTGGTCAGTAGCTTCTAAGAAGTAAGTAAAGGGGGTTATAAGCCCCCTTTCCAATGCTTGTTATATCTTTCGTAATAAAACGTCAGATCCATGGTGTTGTCGTCATAATAACTTGACACAACGTCACTCTTAAAGGCGGATCCAATATTCTCGAACAGGGTAGTTGTAATTACGTTATATACACTAAACACAGACTTAAGCCAAGTATAGTTACCACCCCTGATTACGCCAGCCTCAACAAAGATTACATTATCATAGTGTGGTAGAGTCAATAATTTCTCTAGAGCTTTATACTGAAAGGGCGTAACATCCTCGTCTGGGTAGGGTACATCGATACAGATGATAGGACACATCTCCCCTTCAAAAGAAAGCTCATGAGCCAGATGCATGGCAGCAGTGGCTGAGTAGTCTGGAGAGACCATAACCACTAAACTATTCCCAGCGTGTACGTCGGGGTACTTCTCTTTAAACTTTTCCGCCAAGTCCTGAATAGCATCAAACTCGGCCTCTCGGTCGATAAGTAGTTCTCTTCTCATTTGTATTCGTTATTGCCTTTATCTATTAGGGTATCGTTTTTTCTTTTTAATATACCTGCACGCCTTGCTTCAGATATGCGCTTCTTTGTTTCTTCCGAAACAACCCTACCTTTGTTAGAATTTGATATTTTCTGTTTAACATCTTCTGGCAATATTTTACCAGTGTTGAATTCACGAAGCTTCTTCTTTGTTTCTTCTGATAACACACGACCAGTATGAATTTGGCTTAGCCTTTCTTTAAAAGAATCAGACCTTTTCTGCCCTTTTAGTTTTTTAACTCTCTTGTCTATTGTTTCTTGAGATTGTTTTTTGCCTAAATGAGAGTTTCTTATCTTCAACCTAGTCTCTTCTGAACGAATCATACCAGAAATTCCTTGACCACCAATTGTACAATTCAAACCCTTTTTGAAACAGTTTAGCTTATCTATCCACTCTATTTCTAATTTATTCAGGTCACTAAGCTCTGCAGTTTGGATCAACTCAAAGGTATGATTTTCCCATCCGTATTTTAATAAAGACCTATAAAGCCTTGTTTGGTTCTTACAGTTTGCGTACTTATATTTTCGCTGCCTTTCATTTATATCAACTGTTTGTCCTACATATATCTTACCCGAAGGATTTGTTATTTTATAAATATATCCTATCATAAAAGCTATTTTGAATACTCGAATTGTAGAATTTTGCCCACGATATCAGACCTGTGGTTTTCTTTAAGTTTAATCCATTCAATGCCTTCGATCTTTTTACTCAGCTCGATAGCATAGGACAGACCGTTGTACTCGTCCTTAATGTCCTTCTGTTCGTTATCGCCATTGATAACGATCTTTCCGTTCTTTCCTAGTCTGGTCAGAACCGCCAGCATCTGAGCCTTTGTAAGATTCTGAGCCTCCTCAACAATAAGTATATCATCAATAGTTTTTCCTCTTATAAACTGGACAGGGTAGGCCTTAATAAGTTCGGGGGCGATCTTGTCACTACACTTAGAAACATTCTCAGCAAAGGCTTCCAAGTAAGGATTGAACTTATCATCCATCCCTCCGGGTAGAAAACCCATAGATGCGCCGACTTCAATAGTGGCCCTAGTAACAAGTATCTGGGTGACTTGTCTTCTCTGTAATAAGTCTATTGCGGTTTGCGCACTAACCAAAGATTTGCCACAGTTGTGTGTTACGGTAAAGTCTTCTAGGATAAATAGATTATCTCCATCAAGTCTGAATCCATAATACCAATCTACAGTATCCTTTTCTATGACAACACCTGTGTGGGTCTGGTCTTTAAATTCAGAACCTATCTCATTCCTCTTTCTTTCAATCTTACATGGTATGAGATCTTCTGGTACTATTGTAATCCTATGGACTTCGCAAGAGTAGACAGAGCCGTCTTTTCTTTTCATCGTAGCTATCTTAGGCTTTACGCTAGTTTTATAACCTAAAGACCTACTAATAAATACTATGTCGTATGCAAGCTTTTTATCTTTTAGAGTCAATTCATAATACTTCCCTATCTTGCTGTAGTGCCCGTCACTATCCAACATTCCGGAAAGTAAACTTATCCTCTGTTCCTTAGAACTATATTTATAAATATCTGGAACAACCTTCTCTTCTATCTTAGATACATTTGTTACGCCAAATAAATCCTTAACAATATTATTAATCGACTCACTAGTGGGTAGTGACCATTTATATTTTGCTGGAAGCTTTATTGCGCCAAGGTCTATCAGGTAATTTTCTATCTCAAAGTCAGATGTGGTAATAATACGGAAGTTTGACTTATCACCGTCGCCAAGCCAAAGTCCCATATAGTATGGGTCTACAGGAAGGTCCTTTTGAGGAAACTCAATACAAGGAGATATATATCCTTTATACTGTTTTCTTCTCTTTACAGACATGTACTGCTCTATAGTAAGATTAACAGTAGTTGTCTTCTTTTCGTGAATAGGAGGCCTAGTGTAGTCAAAAGCCCTTTTCCCGTCAACTGTAATCCTGTGGTAAACTTCAGACTCTACTCGCTTAAGAGAAAGGGTATGATTACTATTGACTCTGTAATCCATGCCTCGCTTCTGCTTTACAATATACATCTGGTCCTGACCGGTAAAAAGCTCCAAAACGTTTCTTGGCGTAGAGTCTATTCCCATTAACTGATCGCCAACTACTACGTCTTCAGCGTTTTTAAAGGAACCATCGTACATCAAAACCTTAGTGCCTGCGCCTAGACAACCAGCCCTTCCGGTAATGATAACGATCTGATTGTCTAGGATAAGCTTCTTGGCTGTCTTCTGTTCCTCATTTAGCTGAACCTTGAACTTTTCTTTCATGTATGCCTTTTAGGTAATCTATCCACTGTCTCTTATCTCCGTACTCAATATGACACACCCTACATACGGCCATCAGATTCTCGATCGTGTCTTTAGTCTTGCTGCCACCCATACCGCGACAATCAATATGATGAATGTCAACAGCACGGGCGCCACACACTTCACAAGGTATATAATCTTCTGCGCCATAGTCAAAGTATTCTAGGTAGATCTTGGTGTGTTTTTTCACTTCCAGCCCTTCTTCATCTTCTTGTAGTCCTCTTTACTAACAGTGCTTTCTCCTTTACTCTTTGAGGTTCCAGCTTTCTTCTTGGCGTTGATGTTGTTGACTAGACTGTTCTTTACTCCTAACTTATTCTCTGCCTTCTCGTGACCCTTACTCTCTTTCTTTTCGTGTGACTTACTATTCTTCATATGTATTATATTAAACTGCTCCTAGATTCTGAGACCTTCAGAACAAAGCTTCGCTTAAAAGGTAAGTACCTTTGCGAAGAAACTGCTCCCGAGTTCGTCGACTCCGTCACGCAGCTGCCATTGCTGGCCAGAGATTAAGGCCTCTGTCGCTCCTGTCAAACACTTAAACATATCCGCCACCGGATTAAACATAGCGTGCCCTTATATGGTAGGCAACCCTGACAGGTAGAACCATACAGCAAAGATAACCCAACCAAACTTACCAAACAAATTTTTCTGTTCGCGAACAACGAACTTTAATTAGCCGATTCTAGACGGCAAATATCGCCGTAATACCAAAGGTCCAATAAACTACCAGAGGGGCTAGAATCGCCTCTAATGAGCTCAGGAAGGCGTGAATATACGTATGCTATACTTATCCTGAAATAACCTATCTTTGTTGTGGCGAAATGGTGAGGTAAAAAAGGGTCTGTAGACTTGAGAGGGTGGGGTAAGTGTTATGATCCGGTACGTCACCGACCGAGTGCGAATCGCGCGCGCGCACATGGGTGGGGTTCAATTCCGCGATTCCAAAATCGATTCACCGACCATGCATCACAACCTAACAAACCAACATGGACAAGAAACCAAAACCGGCAAAGCAACGTGAGGGTGGGAGGTAAGGGTGGATAGGGGAACGGAGGTGGAAGGTCAGGCGGAAGGAAATGGTGGCGGATGGATGCAGGAAAGCAATTGCTGCCCCTGCTTATAACCATTGTTCATCCATGCTGCCCCTGCTTGTTGCTATTGTTCGCTCATGTACGC